AACAACGATCTTATCAGGCGTAGCATCCATTTGTATATCTCCTCTTAGGGTGGTCGTTCCCTACAGATTTAATATACTTCACTCTTTCAAAAATACCTATTCAAACTTTTCCTCGAATCTGAAAGGCTGATAACGAAAAGAAAATGGACCCGAAGGTCCAAATTCTTAGCCAGAGCCATCGCCATAGCCAGAGCCATCGCCAGAGCCATAGCCAAAGCCAGAGCCATCGCCATAGCCAGAGCCATAGCCATAGCCATCGCCATAGCCAGAGCCATCGCCAGAGCCATCGCCATAGCCAGAGCCATCGCCATAGCCAGAGCCATCGCCATAGCCAGAGCCATCGCCATAGCCAGAGCCATAGCCAGAGCCAGAGCCAGAGCCATCGCCAGAGCCATCGCCAGAGCCATAGCCAAAGCCAGAGCCATCGCCAGAGCCATAGCCAAAGCCAGAGCCATCGCCATCCTTGGCGAAGGTCACCGAGTCAAACTCGCCAAAATCACCACTTGCTAGCATTGACAGTGATCCTCTGAATGATGTTGAGCGGGTGAACTTCAACAAGTCCGGGAATCTTGTCCAGCACCGTGTTGGACGTTGGCCCGTTCACCAGTTCCCCGAGACCCTTCGTGGTTCCCCAACGACGGATCGTGCTGGCGTTCCGGACTTCAACAAGCCCAGTCTCCTTGTTCTCAGACACGTCTCCGATGACGACCCAGCCTCGGGGAAGCACCAGAATCTTCTTGGTGCCGGTCTGGACAACCGAACTCTCCGGAACGTAGGTCACTCCTTGAACAACGATCTTATCAGGCGTAGCATCCATTTGTATATCTCCTCTTAGGGTGGTCGTTCCCTACAGATTTAATATACTTCACTCTTTCAAAAATACCTATTCAAACTTTTCCTCGAATCTGAAAGGCGGATAACGAAAAAATATGCCAAATTTTTGATTTTGAACGACAGAAAGTGACAAAAATGGGGGTAAAAATGCGATGCTCAAAATCTGTTCTAAGCCAGTATTCATGCGGGTTTGAACGGAATTGGGGAAAAATGAAACTCGAATTTATATCATTTGGGTATGGTAAAATTAGAAAATAGAAAATGAAGAAATGAGATAGATTTTTCGGTCTACCTCATTCTAAAATTCTCCCTATATGGCCTCGTTTTTATTACCGAGATTCAATCCATTCAGAAAGGAGAATTACCTTTGCTGGAATTGACCAAGGACAACGGCACATATTCACATCCACAATCGCGTCATGTTCAGAGAAATAGATGTTGATGTTGATGCTCGTATCCATCTTTTCCACTGTCACGAATTCAGGATAGCCGGAATGTTGGTCAAATCCATTCAATCCCTGATTCTTTTCATTTACCACAACATACATTTCTATTTTCTCCTTACTTCAAAAAACAAGTCAAGGTAGATATGATATTCAAAATCAAACACAGAATCCACATTGTCATTCCATACTTTTCCGAGAATTGAAAAGGACGAATTTGGGATTTGCTCCGTTTGAAACTCCGTCCCTCTTCGCAAACTTGAATTGGAGAGAAAGAGTCTGAAAACAATCTTCGCGCTCGGACTTCAAATGAATATACGTCTTCATGTTCAAGCCTTCCTATATTCGTACAAAGGGAGCATGGTTTTCTGAAGATTGGATACATGATTCCAATTTGCCAGAAGTTTGATTCCAATGGTTTCTGATATGACGAAGATGGTTTCCCTACGTTGGGTGAAAGTTCCGTCAAAACAAACCACATTCACAAGGTAGTGGAATGGTCTGAGAATACCGTCGTCTTGATTTGACCACATTGGAACGTCTCCTTGATGTATTGAATATAACTTGAAACTTGCCCTATGAGAAGACGAACTTTTCCTCGAATCTGAAAGGCTGAGAGTCGTTTGAAAAGGAGGCAAACACGAATCACCTCCTATTGCTCATTGAAAAGCTATCAAAATTCTTATTGTGATATTTGCTTTGGAATAACATTTCCTAATTATGAACATTATTATATGAAAAGTTTAGATTTCCCAAGGACCACCAAAGGCGGCGCGATGTCTCTTCGTAGTTTTTGAATTTCTGTATTGACTTTGGCATGAATAGTCTACTGTACCGTCTTGAAAAAATGTTGCGATAGTCGAACCATAGAGCCGGACGACGATATTTCCAGACTCTCGGCAGATGCGAAGATTCTTGCACCTCGGAAGCAGTCGTTCGTCTTTCATTCCAAGAAACTTTGACGCGGTTTCAAAATTCACAATTTCTGATTTGTAACTTGCTGGCATTGTTGTCCTCCTTCAGACATATAGAAGATACGATATTTTGTTGAACATGAGAAGGCAAACTTTCCCTCGAGTTTGAAAGGCTGAGAGTCATTTGAAAAGGAGGCGAATCCAAATCACCTCCTATATGGCCTCGTTCAAATCAAATGAATCTCGTATCCACAATCTTCCAACAATTCTTTGATTTCTTCAATATCGGGTTCTGGGAAATTCCATTCACCAATATAATTCAAGTCCGAAGCAACGATTCTCTTTTTTCATTCTTACCACCCAAATCCAAACATCTCTGCCGAATCTGAGAAATGAAAGAATGCCCATTTTCCAACTTCCTTCGCGAAATGGGACAACCAGGAAAATTTCAAGTGATACGATACTTAATTGTTTTCATTGTTAGCCTCGTTTTTAATATCATGGTTTTAACATTTCCCTATTTCAGATTTCAACAATGTCCATTCCGCGAAGCCACTGACTACGTTGAATCAAATCTTTTAACAATTCAAAACTTCCAAATTCAGAACGATATTCATGAGTCGGAACATTTGAACCAATGGAAAATGTAACAATCAAAATTCCATCATACCGCATTCCCGCAATCTTCTTGAATTGAATGTATGTAACATATTTAGAATGGCGCAAAAACCAACCTAAATTTTTCACTTCCTTACTCTTGCCATTATGTAAAGTTGTGACGGTGTTCATTTCTTATTCCCCCAATTCCGAAAGCTCAATCACCTTGTTCGTGTCAATCTTGATTCTCGCATTCCCAACATTTTCAAAACTATCATCAATCATCTTCTTTCCAAACTGGTCTACCCCTTTTCCAACAGATTCAAGACTTCCATTAGCCATCTCAGAGACAACAGAAGTCACCACAGAAGATACAATCGCTTCCCTCTTCTTTTCAACAGAGTGCTTGAGCTTGTTGAAATGAGAGCAAAGATACCAACCGAGAATGACGCCAAGAACTAAAGTGATGATGTATTTCATAGTCTTAATATATGGTGAAAATAGGAATGATGGAAGACAAACTTTTCCTCGAATCTGAAAGGCCGAACCGAAAAAAGAAAAATGGAGAGAATCAAATCCCTCCATATTGAAATCACCAGGAAACCGCAATACCGTTGTTAGGTAGTTCAATCGCTTCAAACCCTTCCAAAGAAAGCCATTCGAGAATCCCTGGAAGAATTAGAATAGGGACGACGGAACACCTCTCTTCACCGCCATTCCAACTACGAGGAACCATCATTTCAACAAAAATCCGAATATTGTTTCCTCCCTGTTCGGCAATCTTTAAACACTTGGCTACGATTTCATTCTTCTTTTCCTGAATTTGAGTTTCCAGAGTGTTCCTTTCAAACTCCTTAACCTTTTCCGCAAAGATTTCTGCAAGCTTCATTTGAGTTTTCCTGATTCGTGGAAGAAACATTCTCCTCACACATTGAAGATACTGTATTGTGACCATCTTTCCTAATCAAACTTTCCCTCGAATCTGAAAGGCAAGTTCTCTAAATCAAAACTCCCACAGTTGCACCTATGGGAGTTAAGCAAAATGAAAAACGATTCAAACACTCAAAGCAAAGGGAAAATGTCTTCCACGTCCTTCATTTTGGTCTTTTCGCTATCTGGTTTCCCATTCAGCTACTTCAACATTTTATTCAAAGTTCAATTCCTTCGTGAGAGTTCTTTTCAACAGAGATATTTCAAAAATACCTCCTATATGGCCTCGTTAACGACCACCATATTCAATCATCATAAAATCATTCTCCCAAGATTCCACCGAGACAGAAACCCGACCAGTAGGAACCGAAGAACAGGAAAGAATGACCAATACCCCAAGAAGCAAGGCAGACGTTACGAAAAACACATTCTGATAGTTGAAAATCTTGAGCATCATCGTCCTCCTTCAGACATATACAATCTAATACATATAGTTGGAGAAAACAACACCAACTTTTCCTCGAATCTGAAAGGCCGACGCAACAAGAAAACACGAACCATTTCTAACCCGTTGTAAAATACTATGCGACGATTAATGTTGAAATAATCAGCATCACGAGACAAATTCCGAGAAGCAACATCCGCATCGGAACAGGAAGACAACAGAAAAATGAAAAATACGGAAAACAAAGAAATCAAATACTTCATGGTAATTACTCCTTGGTTAATGGAAACACTCTCTATCAACAAGCATTAAATATAACCAAAAACCCCTTAGAAACCAAACCAAACTTTTCCTCGAATCTGAAAGGGCGACCGGGGGTAGACCGTCAAGCCCCTCCAAACACCATGTTCATCATCTTCATCCCCACTCATCCAACCACACCTCCACCAAATTAATTTCTTTTCAATTCAATTCATTTTCATTATTTTTCATCATGCTATCTTTAATTCATTTCAATATATTTAAATTCAATTCCAAATTCATTCGCTCAACAAAAGTAATTTCAATTCATTCAAACTCATCAGACTCAATCTCAGTATCGCCAAATTAATTTTCATGAAACAAAAATTAAAATGATTACCCTGAAGAAAACAAAACTAACTTTAACATTCAATACTATTCAGAAACATTAAGAACGGAATACCTGTATATCTCATTATGCCGGATATATACGCTCCTATAGACAATATACTATGGGATTGGTCTGATAGCAAGCGAAACTTTTCCTCGAGGCCTGATGCTGGTTGAGTTCAAATGAAATGGCTCGAGGAAAAGTTTGAGTTGACCAGACTGTTTTGAAATATTAGATTGGAGCATGGGTAATGATGTCTTGCCACGAAACTCTGTCACGTTGTATGAGTGTCCACCAGTGTTTATAGATTGTGAATAGATGAGTGTGAGACGAAATGAAGCTGAGTAAAACAAAATGAGAAGAAATGAAAAATACCATGATGAAAAGTGAAAACCATGAAAACAGTAGGGTTGGGGGTAGGAAAGGCCAAAAAGCTACGAAAACGGTATTTTACCCCAAACCGTGATCTGGGGGCGTTAAACTTCGAGACGTATTATTCGAAAAGATAATTTTATTCATTATTATTTTCACATGTTTTTCGTATTTCCTTATTATTTCCTTTCATTATTTTTCACACATTTTCATTCATTATTATTTCATTCCTTATTTTTCTCTATTCATTATTATTTTCACCTGTTTATTTTCTTTATCTATGTTTTCATTGGAGTATGTTTATGATTGATTTATTTTTTAATTTTTCCTGGAGGTGAGTGATGAAGCTTGAAGATATTGGATTTTACACTCTTTCGGATTCTCGTTGTGTATCGGCTACCAATGAGAGTGATTTGAAGAGGTGTGAATTGATTTTGACGGATGCTTGTAATTTTAAGTGTAAGTATTGTCGTGGTCAGCGAAGTGATTTGAAGAAGACGTTGAGTTATTCTGAGGCGTTGCGGATTGTTGACCTGTGGATTTCTGAGGGATTGGAGAATGTTCGTTTTTCTGGAGGTGAGCCGACTTTATGGCCGGGATTGGAGAAGTTAGTTTCGCATTGTCGGGATTCTAATGTTTCGCGGATTGCCATTTCTTCCAACGGTTCTGCGGGGTTGGATGTTTATGACAAGTTGATTGAAGCTGGGGTGAATGATTTTTCCATTTCGTTAGATGCTTGTTGTTCTTCGTATGGAGACATGATGGCTGGACGGAGTGGAGTTTTTGAGAAGGTGGTAGAATGTATTCGTCATGTTTCTAAGCGGGTGTATACGACAGTTGGTATTGTTGTAACTGAGGAGACTGTTCATACATTGCGGGATGTTATTGAATTTGCTTCTGGACTAGGAGTTTCGGACATTCGGATTATTTCTGCGGCACAATATAATCAGATATTAGATGTTGTCATAGATATTCCTGAAGAGATATATAGAAAGTATCCTATTTTGAAGTATCGGATTGAGAATGTTATGAATGGTGTTAATGTTCGTGGAGTTAGTGAGGCTGATTGTCGGAAGTGTTGGATTGCTTTGGATGACATGGTTGTTTCGGGTGATCATCATTATCCTTGTGTGATATACATGCGTGAGGGTGGAGAGCCAATTGGCCAGGTTGGTGAAAGAATGAGAGAAGAGAGATTTGAATGGGTGAAGCGGCACGACATTCATTCTGATAATATATGTCGGAATAATTGTTTAGATTGTATTGTAAAGTATAATAATAAATTTGATGCTGAGAATTCTTTTGTTGGGAGGTGTGTGAATGATACATGAAGTTAGGAAATCCGATTTATATACTGAGTTTCGGGATTTTATTATGAGGCGATGTGATGCTGGGATTCGTCGGATTGTTGCTCGGAGTTTTGCTGAGATAAGTCAAGCTGAGAATTATCGTTGGTTTGTTAATGAGGATTTGGGAACGGAGGTTGAGTATGATTCGTGAAATTAATTTTTGTGAAATCCGTTATATTAACAGGCATTTATATGATGATGTTGATTATAATATTAGGAAGAAGCGGGGAAAAATATTTGACAGAGTTGAAGATGAAATGCTAAATTTTGTTTATAATAGACTGGAAGTTATTTGGGATGGGATAAGTGATGATTTGAGAATGAACGCTTTGAATGGTAGGAGGAAGAGATGAAGATTAGATATAAGATTTGTGAATGGGGGGTGTCTGGGATAACGGATTTGTGTGCGAGGATAATTATTAAGGCTGATGATTTTTATGGAGAGTATTACATCAATAAGAATAATATTAATTCGTGTCTTGGATGTTATATGACGGTTAATTACAGGAGATTTGGAAAGAAGAGTATTATATGATTCATAGGATTAATTGGAAGTCGTGTGATGTGTGGCATAAAACTGTTAGTAAGAATTGTCGTAAGTTTATAGTTTGGTTGAATTATAGTTATGATGTTTGTTTTGATTTGGATGAAAGGATTAGGAAATGAAGATTGTATATAGAGTTAGAATCAACAGTTCTGGGAATTTTGCTATTGGTGGGAATAATTATAAGGACGCCAGTTTGTTTTACAGAATTTTTGAAAATCGTATCGTCGCGAATCATCAAAAATCCCATCCAAAGTACCAAATTGAACAGAACATTTTGAGGAGGTTAGGGATAAAATGAAGATATCAATGTTTGTGAAAGATATTAATATGTATGCGCTATATTCTGATAAAGTTTCGGTTCATGGGAAATATTATTCAGATTATTACCGTGAAAAGTTTCAAAAAAGATTAAAAAGGAGAGAGGTTTGAAAATTAGATATTGTGTTAAGTACAAAAATACGGTTGGTAGATATTACACGTTTGGAAATCCCTCGTATTGCGGTATTCGTTTATTTTGCTACATTGGGGATACTGTATTACAATCATTTCACTAAGAGCATCCATACGTTGAAAAAGAATATAAGATTCTACGTCGGCTTGGATTGAAAGAACAGTGAGGAACATATGGCAAAAATTAGATTGAAGTTTGGAATACGTGGTGGATTTGCTGAAATGAGACTGCTTTGTGGACGGTTTTGTGGAGTATCTAGATTTTATGAGTCTGGACTTGTAGGACTTTGGAATGATTTTTCAGGGTCGAAATATGTCAGGATAAAAGAAACATATAAGAGAAGACTTAAGAGACCTGTAGTTTAGGAGGAAATATGTAACGATGGAATATAAATTGTTTCGAATGTTTGCCGCGTTGATAATTGGGTATGTGCGATTCCGTATATCCCAGCAATAGCAATGTCTCTCATATTGGTCAAAATTGTTCCTGGGTTCGTCGACGAGGCGGACTTGCTATCATATTCATCTCTCGCTACGCTTATAATTGGGCTGTTTTATTATCCATTCATCATAATTCCAGTAACATTATATTTGATTGTTGTGTTCTATTTTGATTTAGCAGAACCTATCAAGCCAAAAATAGTAAAATTCGGAGTTAGACAATTGTTCAAACGTAGGAAAGTTGTCCGTCTTACAATGAAAAGAACAGGAGATTTTAATTTGCTAGAAACGAATTGGAAATGCTGCTCGCAGATGTCGCCTGGGAAGAAATACGAAAACAGAATGAAGAGGTGGCAATGAAAATACGATATGAAGTTTATAAGCATGCAGAAATGTGGGTTTTTGGAATGAATAATACGAACGATGATATTTGTTTAGTTGTACGAAATGCTAAATTAATTCCAAACCATATGAATAACAGTAGCAGAGAAAGAAAAATTGAACTGAAAATTTTGAAAAGGATAGAACGATGAAGTTGTTGTCATTTTCTTGGTGGTATGTAATTCCTACTCTGATTGTTTGGAGTTTTGTATTCTGTAGTCTTCCATTATTATTCATATTTGTAAAATTGTCAGACTGGTTGTTTGATGATGATGGTTGGGGAATTACGGCGAGTCTTTTAATTACGGGAGGCTTGTTAATTTATTTTGTTCCGGTGATTGGATTGATTTGTAGCATTGCCCTAGTCTTACCTTATTTCAATAACCGTATTTGTATAACCGGTAATTTCATTCCAAGTTGTAAGTTTGGATTGAAATGCTTGTATTCAAAAATAAGAAAGCGGAAAATAATAAGAATGGGACTTAATGAATGTAGCATAAGAATGGTAACAGCAAACATCAAAGGAATTCGTATTGAACCAATGGGCAGCCGATTTTTTCAGAGATTGGAGAAATGGAGATGAAAGTTAGAATGCATATATTCGCGGGCAGCTATAACACAGCTCGAGGCGTAAGAATATCTTTCAATACAGATTATGATGATCGTTACTATGTTTATGAAGATTATGTTAGCTCATATGGAAAGAATGAGGGGAATATAAATCTTCATAAACGTTTTGGAAAGAGTAGAATCAAATGAAAATGTACATGAAAGTTTTTGACAACGATGCGACAGTTTTCCAATTTAGGTTAGACCAGCAATGGGATAATTATGATTTTGTAGGATATTGGGTTGCTCATGGTGAACGAGGTTGTTGTAAATCTGTAAATCACAAAATCTTGAACCGAATGATAAAACGCTGGGGAGAAAAATCGTGAAGATTGTTTTGAAAGTTAAGAAAGATAATGAAGGTGATGATGATTTTAGTTTTTATCTTGGATTTGAGGAAGGAAGAGGCATTTCAGACTGGTGCTTTGTGTCTAAGTTTTATTTAATGACTACAGACGAACAAATAAAAAGATGCCCAATATTAGTAAAATTCTGTAAACGTATGAGGATAAAAATTATAACAGGCGATGAATTTTATAAGATGGGTTGACTTGCCTTGGAAGAAAAAATTGATTATATTTCATCTGATGTTGGATGAATGGTTTTGAAGATTGGAAGAAATGTGAAAATCAAGAAAGCTTTGAGAATAACTAAATTTGGTTCTTTTTATTTCATTGAGAGTAAAAAGTATTCCCTGGTTGCGGCAAATGATAATGTTGTCGAATACTATCATAAAAGACTGAAAAGATGGGGAACGAAATGAAGATACGATTACGATGTTCTAAAGATTTTGAATCAGACTATGGATATATTACTAATTATGGTAGTTTTTGTTTTTCGACAGATTGGTTCACATTATATTTTTCAGGAGGAGATAATAAAAGATATATTAAGATTGCCAAACGCTTGAAGATAAAGAGGTTGGTTTGAAGATAAGTTTAAGAATTCGGTTATATGAAAATAGGGTTGAGATATAATTATGACAAAAATTTGGCATGGCATATGTTTGATATAGTTGATTATAATCTAAACATGTACAAACTGGTTTTCTGGTGCAATAATAGGAAAAGTAAGTATTATACAAATAGACTCAGTAGGAAAGTTATATTTTTTGATAAGATAAGGGCGGCTCTATGAAAATTGGATTGAAATATAAGCATGAAGAAGATTCTGTCTGGCATTGCTTTATTCTTATTAATCACGAAAATCCACACAATTACAAAATGCCTTTCTGGAGCAATAATCTCGGAGAAAGTCAGTATTTCACAAAGAGTACAAGAAACGTTATATTTTTTGACAAGATAAGGGCGGCTCTATGAAAATTATCTTAAGATGCTTACCTGAAACATCCAATTTTTATGTTAGGTTTATTAACTGTGATTACAAAACATATAAACCTGTAAGATTCGAATATGCTAATGAATATTTACTGTTCTGGGTTAGTAATGTTGGTTTAATTTATAACAAAGATAAGATAAAAAGAACTCCGTTTGGGTGCAAGAGGTCTCAATGAAACTTACTCTAAAATATGAAAAAGATAAATGGGGGCATCACATGTTTAGGTTATATTATCCAAACGATTGTAACCGACTCCAATTTCTTTCATGTAAGGTAAATGGAAACTTTGAAACTATTTACATGATCGAAAATTCAAGAAAACCAACACTAATCAAAAGAGGGAAATATGAAAATCATTAAAATTCCTACAGGGTATTTGTTCATTGAAGATTATAAGAACTATCAATTAGAAACATTATCAATTGGAGATTATGGGAAGTCAAAGAATGTCAAAGCCGATTTTCTTGGACTTTCAAAACCTCTGAATGGAGTTTCTAACGGAATTTGCGAGCCTATTCAGAGCAAATGGGTGATAACGGTTTCAACTCAGCGAGGATGTTCTCAATCATGCGTCTTCTGCTCATGTCCAAACATTCCGTTCCGTGGCAATTGCTCGTTTGACGATTTGTTCTCTCAATTCAAGAATGCTAGGAATCTGTTCCCTAATGTCAAATATTCAGAACGTTTGAATCTTCATTTTGCACGGTGTGGAGAGCCTATTTTCAACAAGGCCGTTTTCAAGTTTGCGGAATATTTACACCAAAATAAACGACAGCTTCAAGAAGAATTGGATTTGAGAATTGAAGTTCTACATCCAGTTCTAACAACATCCCTTCCAAACTATTTGAACGATTTGGAATCTCGAATTCTCCAATGGTGCGACATTAAGAATGAAATGTATAATGGGCAAGCAGGACTTCAATTCAGCATCAATTCGACTGATGAAGACCAGCGGCAATATATGTTTTCTAATAAGGCAATAACTCTTGAACAATTGAGTAAAATCGGAGAGCGTTTACCAGAACCAGTTGGAAGAAAATATTGTTTGAATTTCGCATATGCTTCAACATTTAAGATTGATGGTAGCCGTTTGAAGTCGTTGTTTGATAGCAATAAGTTCATGATAAAAATCACTCCAATCCATAACAATAAAGAATGTCGGAAAAATGGAATTGAAACTGTTGATGGATATTCTTCCTACACCCCTTATGAATCAGTTGAACAAAATTTGAAGACAATGGATTTGATGTTCTTGTCTTCGTTCCCTCAATGGATGAAGAAAAAGGAGCAGTGACTTGTGGGAATCTGATTCTTGGTGGCGACAGAGTTTCAACGAACAACGAACAGCAGATTGAGGGACTATGAAAATTGTAATGAAATATTTTCCAACACAATCGATATATTACCCAACATTTCGGGCATGACGAGTATTCGATGACACAAATCCAATATTCATAGTTCGGGATGGTGGACTTGTATTATCTAATAAACCAAAAATCAACAAACTTAGAAAACTCACATTGATTATGAAGTCTGTGAAGAAATAATTCATATTTTCAGCATATGTTTTTCTCAATCGATTAAAGGGGTGAATATACCTATTTTTACCTATGTTGATAGATTGTGGATACGTTCAAAAATGTGTATAAAATGTGGATAGACAAATACTGTCAAAGTCCGATAAAATGGGCTTTACAGGGCGATTTAGTTTTACTATATTTGTGTGGATAAATTCAATTTTCGAAGGATACCTGGAACTTGTGAAAAAGAGGTTTCGCGACAATGAAAATCAGATTGAAGTATAAAAAACCGGGATTATTTACAGCAAGATTTGTAAGAAGTGTAAACAATCGCGAAAGCTTGTTGATTGAAGATTTTCGGTGGGATGATCATATTTCACTTAATCCATGGATATTAGCTTTTAATTATGAAAATCGTATATTCGCCAAAAGGATTTATAAATGGTTGTGAGATTTCGCATAACACCGCCCGATTCATACAATGATATGTTTTTACTTGCGAGAACCGAAAAGAATATACAAAAATAGTTCGTCTTGATGCTTTAGAAGAAATTCAAAACACCTCTTATTACATATTCATTTCGGGATTTAGTTTGTTAAATAAAAAATTTGCTTCTAGAATGCACCGGAGGTTTTCATGAAGGTTGTCGCAAAAATATATCACGACCCAACAGGTGAATTTAATTTCACACCTGATGGGAATATCAATTTTGTCTGTTTCAAAAACGGCACAGATATTTACCCAAAGAACTGTGACATTGATAACAAATCTTGTATAACTGCTATAATCCATTATAATCTGAGATTTCTAAAACGGACAAATTTCAAACAATATAAAGAATTGATTCGGAAATACTTATGAAAATTAAATTGTGTGTACGTAATGGTTATTCGGTTTGCATATCTCATTATTCCGATGGGGAACAAATGAACATATTACGGCAAATATTCCCGAATAACAATACATACAGTTCTCCTTACTTAAAATTCAATAGAAAACGAATGGAAAAGTGTCGTTAAATTATTTTCAATCGGAGTCTTCATGGCTGTCTATAAATTGAAAAACAAAAAGACAGGGTTATATTGGATTGGCGGAGGAGAAATTCCTTTTTACATTTCTGGATTATCGGGTCATTGGGGTATTCAAACCAACGAGAAGGATGCTGCTAAACGTTGGTCAAAAACAGGAAAAACGTGGAGTTCAAAAGGAGCATTCAATTCAGCGATGACGAATATGTTGAAATCAAGTAAACGTTATCTCGAATTGAATGGACAAAAATTTTATGGCATTATTGATTATAAAGTCTATGATGTTGTCGCTAAATTGTTAAAAGATGAGTGTTGTATTGAAATTTTTGAAGACCCTAAAATTGTAGACGTTTTTGAAATAGTAAAGGATGGTCTATGAAAATACAAATGGGAATCTTAAAAGACAAATATCAGAACAGTATTAGTTTCTTTGTTTTTGGAAATTATAAACATATAAATTCTGATAAAATGTCGATCCTCGCGGTTGATGATAAAAATAAAAATTCTAACAATCTAAAACTTTTGAAGAGGTTGAAATGAAGGCCGTTTTAATGCTGCTTAAATATCCAATATTGTTTTTTATGAAATATGTTTTGAAAGGAGCATCTTGGGGAACGAGCCGTTGTAGCAATGATGGGATGACTATTTTGTTTTGTAGTGTTTACGGTACGGTAGTTTCATTATTTTTTTTAGGCCCGCTTATAGTTTCATTTTATATTTTTAAAAGTCCAATATTCACAATTTTATCTTTATTATTTGTAGTTTTTTCATTTGCCACATTCATTCCTTATGAAAGCGGCGACATTGATGAATTTCTAGAACATTCGAATTACTTGATTAGAGCGATTTGGAAAAAGAAAATTCAAAAAAGAACATTACTTACCTGTGATTTGCGTAAAGGGTTAAAGCAAGTTTTGAAAAATGAAGTTGTGCCTGTAGTTGTTGCTGGAGATAATTTTTCTAAAAGGATGAAGAAATGGCAAAGGCAGTTTTGTATTATTCAGACTCAACCGAAAGCCCTTCTCTTTTCTTACCTTTTGGAAATTACAAATGTTTTTATATATGCCCTGAAGAAGAATTAAAATTTCCAAAGAGAAAACGATTCTCCGAAAGACGAGTAACTACGATTTTTAACGGGAAGTTCTCGAAATATGCTTCTAATAAACGAGTTAGAAAATATGAGTAAATTAGTTCTACAATATTTTGAAATTACAACAATAATTGGAAATGTTCACCAATCATTTATTTTGGATTCTGATGTTTATGTTTATCGTTGTCCTATTGTTAAACTTGTTAATGGGAAATATTCAACATTCATTCCTAAAAGGATAAAGAAATGGCAAAGGTAGTTTTGTATTATAATTCCCGTCATTCATCACTAGGGACCGTCAATAGGTTTGGAATTTGTTCTCGTCAACAATATTATCGCGGAAATTTTATTAACGAATCAAAATGGGTAACTGTTATGATTAATGCTATATATTCTCGCTGGACCTGTAATAAACGAATATTGAAATGGAACTAAAAATCCAATTTTCTTGAGTTAACAACAAATATCAAACTAGGAGGAAAAATGAATTTTGACGAACGCTCTAAGCAATTAATGATTGGAGAAACTGACGAAATTCTCCAAGAACAATTCACATGTCCTGGCTGTGGGTCTTGCTCATATTCATCAACATATATGGAAAAAAGTACATCAAAAGTCCAAGAATCATATTCGATTAATTTGAATTCTTTCGGTCCTACTAAAATTTTGTTTTGCTCCTGTGGTTGCGGAAAACTTTGGATTGAACATGCGACACCAGAGCATCATCGTCCACTGATTCGTAAAACCACAATGAAATCATATATACCAAGATAAAGAAAAAGCCCCGATTTTCTCGAGGCTTCTTTTTATTCATCATCTTCGTCTTTTTGTTCTTTTTTCTTAACCGTTCCCAATTTCTGTTCTTTTGCGAATTCTGGGTTTGCGTGTCTTGATTTCTTTAGTTCTGAGAATGAAACCGTGTGCTTCTTTTTATCAGCAGCAATAACATCTGTAATAGCTTCAATACCATGCTTAGACATATCAGTATACTTCTCTTTATATCCTCTGTAATTCCAATCAGTAGTTCCTCGAACAATACCAGATTTTCCAATAGTTTGTTCTTTACCTGAAGCAGAAGGTTTCCAATAAGCCATAACTCCAGCAGCGTGTTTTATACGACCGTCAACCGTTTCCATATCTCCACCAACAATCTCTTCATAAAAATTGAAAAATGCTGCTTGGATTTCGTTCAAAGAATACTTAGACAAATCAATTCCCGCAGATTCTATTGTCTTCAAAGCATCTCCAATCTTGCCGAAATTAATTAGATCAGTTCTCCGTGCCATTTCTGTTAGCATTGTCTGTTCTACGTAAGTCTTAAAGTCTATCATTTCTTCCAAAGCTCCTCTGGGACGTTGTATGCTTTCAAAACATTCTTATCATTGTTTCCTTGAAGTGTTGGTAAAGAAACTCCAAGAGTGTCGGATGCCAATTTTGCCTTACCACCAGCAGCCTTCAAATGAGAAACATATGCCAAAACTTTCACACCATCTTCATAAAGGCCATCAAATTTCTTTCCAGTCTTCAGAAGTTTGTCCATCAGTTCTGTCACCTTGCTGAAATTGATTCGAGCTTCATCAAGGCGAAGAGCTTCCATATCCTTTTCTACAAATTCTCTAAATTCCATAGTATTAGTCCTCTTCAAACTATTTATAGGAGTCAAAATGAAAGTTCGTTATAAAATAGAAGAATATGTAGACAACTAATATATCTTTGTTACAAAACCTGAAGGACGAGATTTGCGATGAACTGAATCATATGAAAGTTCGTTACTCTGTTGAAGAATATGTGAAGGGAAGTTTCTTTTTTGGAATTCGTATTGATTCAAAAGGAAATGATATTAGCCACGGATTTGTGCATCATTATGGATACGCTGAACCAAATTCTTGTAATATCGGCGGAGAAAAAAGAAAACAACAATTGAAAATATTAAAAAGGCTTGGATATGAAAATAAAACTTAGAATATTTTCGAACAATTACTTTCATTTTAGCCAGGAAGACCGACTTTCCTATCTTGATGAAATTGTAGGAGATAAAATAGAAGAAATTATTTACATATATTGTCCTGGAAATTTTAATGGAAAAAGAATCAAATGAAAGTTAAATTTAAATTAGTTCACCGTTACAAAATTCTTCATCTTATAGTTATCAATTCCGATTTACAGTTCATAAAACCAGAATATTCTTATTATGTCGGGAAAAATGTTTACGTCAGTCAATGGGAACAGATTTTCTTACCGATTCGATGGAGCAGACTATGAAAATTAAATTTAGAATAGAATGGAGCGATGAAGACAAAGATGCGTTTGTTATGATATTTGGTTCGAAAGATGACCCGGACGAAGTGAGTTTGTTTTATTCTTTTATTGGAGATGTTGGATTAGAAACAAATCACTGGAATAATAAAAATCCACTTCAACAAAAAGAAGAAAGAATAATGAAAAGGTTGAAATTATGAAAATTAGGTTACAATTATCTTGGAGTAAAAATAAAGACTGTTTTACAATTGGTCCTACGACATATGAAAAACTCTTAGACTGTCCATCTTTATATTTTGTAACATATATTGGCCATCTCGTAACAAACCATTTCCCATGCCAGCCTTATTATGAAATCGAAAAACATATCATTGAAAGATTAAATCGTTGAAAATAATATTCAAGATAACTCAAGAATATGAGCAAGTTGAAACTTATTATGTAATTCGTTGCTATGCTGGAAACGAAATAACTCCATTCTTCAGTTCTCAATTATTCCCAAATGAAAACTTCGCGGCAAAAGGTCTTCATTATTTTCATTGGAACCATCCGAGCCAAATAAGATAAATAATGTTAGATAATTGGAGATAAATATGAATTTCAAAAATTGGTTGTATGAAAGTGTTGACCCGCTCACTGCTCTAAAGGAAAAAGCGGAAAATGGATTTGATGTCAAGACAAAGTTTGGAGCATTCAAGTTCTCTGAAATGGATGGGAAGAAATTCGTCCTTGTTGTTGATGATGAAACTGCTGAAAAGGAATATAAGGCAATTGTCACAGCTAAGAAGAATGAAGATGTTAAGCTTTCGATCTCAGTCTCAGTGTTTGATGGTGATGAACTTGTTGGAAAGATGAAGGCAGAGAACCCTGATGAAGATGATGTTTCTTACGCAAAGCTTGATTCTTGTAAAGCTGCGATGAAAGATATGAAAGACACCATCGAATCAATCATCAAAGGCGCTGAAGAAATTGAGCTAGAAGAATCCTTGGCAATCGCAACTCTCGTGTCTGGATTGGCTCCTCTCATCGGGCTGGCAATTCCTTCAATTTATAAGATTGCTGTTGAGAAGAATTATTTTGGACTCGGAGATGATAAATCCAGCACTCCAGCACCAAAGCCTGATGACCTATTAAACCGATTCAGAGAAATGCCAAGAAAACAGATTGTTGAACTTTTGAAAGATTCTGATAAGATGGACGCTTTTGTCAATGACATTATTGCTGAAATGAAGAAAGCTGCTCCAAGACTCATTATCAATCCAAAGACAAAGGGTGAAATATACAACAAGATCGAAAAGAATCTTCGAAATGTAATTCATGCAGAAGATAAGAGAGAATCCGGTACAGCTATGGCACCTATCAGAGACGCTGCTAAAGAAGTTATGTCTCGTTCAGTCGGTTCTAAACATGGTGGACTTTATTTAGGAAAGACTTATTAATTTTATAAGTACGTGGCTCATTAGCATTGTTGTTAATGAGCCATTTTTCATTTTAATAGAAAGAAACTGCTTGACTTGGAAGAATAAATATGCTATACTTTATGAAACGAAAGGCTTATAATGAAGCTCGATACTGAATACACCTGCCAGATTGTAAAGCACTCCAGCGCAACCCGGACTATTATTGATTCCGACCCAAAGGAAGTTGTTCGCGTCTCACAAATAAAGGTGAAGATTGATTACCAAGATGGAATGCTTGATGATATTCTCGTAGGTGATGATAATACAATTGCGGATTCTATCTCATACGATTCTTGTTCTTGGGGTCAGAGAGTTGGAAGCTATGAACTTATTATCAACGAAACTTCTCTAGTGTCTGTGATTAATAAGATTGAACGAAAGAATAAGAAGGATAATGTTTGCGAACTTCTGATTACGTTTGAAACTGCGGATGTTGAGAAGGCTGGTTTCGTTGGGCATTATCTTCGCGACAAGGACAATCCAACACACATCACTCTAAAGTCAATCGAATGAAAATAACTGCTAATGTAGCAAAAAATGGAATCGCGTTTGGTTCTATCGGAGTCATTAGAAACTTTATTGATTTCGGATGGGACCAACAAGTTTCAATATTTTATACCGAATTTGGTGAGGGTGCTATCATAATTTGTAAAAATAAATATGAAACAAATATTTTCAAAAGTTATAGGAAATTTTTAAAACGTTTGAAAATAAAAACCATTGTTCTTGAGGACTAATGAAACTAAAACTAATTGTAACGGATGATGTGATTTCTTTTGGTTCCGTTGGTTATCGCGCAGAGGGGGTAAAATTTAATTGGACTAAACAAGTTTTATTTTATTATAATGAATTCCTAAACAAAGTAGTTGTCTTAAACGAGTGCGACTATAAACCACATATTTTCCAGAGTTATATTAAAGTATGTAAACGTTTGAAAATTATTAAAGAAATCACAGACGAGGCGATATGAAAATTGGAATGCGCGTCTATATGGATGGAGAAAAACAAATTCCGTTAGGGTTTTCTTTTTCAAATGATGAAAATTGGGAAAAAATTGAAAACCACATCATTGCAACATTTGATGAATTATGTGGAGTTGATAACTTTATAATTCCTGTGTCTGGATTAGCCGTCCCATCTTATAAGAAATTCGCAAACAGAATGAAACTAAAAATATATGAAAATTAAGTTTGTAATTAGAGAATATTCTGAAGAATGTTGGATTTTTGGTACGTCCCCGAATGAAGTTGGATATGTTAGTTGCCATGGTGAAATTTTCACAAATTCATATGTTCAACAAGAACCAATCATAGAACATAAAATATTGAAAAGGCTCAAATATGAAAATTAAGTTTGTTCTTGAAAAGTTTGAGAAAGAATCGGATGACCTTGGAATCTCGATCAATGCTATCAAGGCAATGGTTCAAAACATTGGTTCAAGTTCTGGAGACACATACCTTTTCAATTTCGTCTTCCCTGTAGAGCAAATGGAAAAGGTGAAGACAATGTTAACCGAATTCAAAGATGTTCTAATCACTGCTAGCAAAACTTATGAACTTGATTCGTCTACAGGAGTTCTTCTATTCCGAACAATTCCAACACAGACAAAAGAATCTGATTTGAAAACAGCGATCAACGAAATCATGGATGACACTGACACCATGGCATTGTTATACATTCGTCACTCAGATGAATTGATTGCTAAGTTTGCCGGGATGAAAATCAAATATTTCGACAAGGAAGAATTCATCAAGACTGAGGAATTGTTTGGTGCGGGAGAGTTTGAGTTTGATGAATGAACTAAAATTCAAAAAGATTCTTGTAGGCACGTATTTAATATCCTATAAGTACGACATTGCTCTATCAAAAGAACAATATTTCAAATTAAAGAAATCGGTTCCCACAGAATTTCTAAACAATCTCTCAGTAATAATGATATGCGATAATTTCAAAGACTATTACTATATTTCCATCTTGGTAAATTTTGAAATCACTCCATTCCAGTCCGATGAAGATGCTGAAAATTTCATGAAAGATAGCACAACATTCCTTCTATACAGCAAGAACGAAATGCTGGCAGAATTGGTTGAAATTAGAAGATTGCTCATTGTCGCGGGGGTTGAAATTTGAAAGTTACAATTAGGTTGGTGCGATCTGGGGTTCATTTTCTTCCATACGATAATATTAATGCGGAAGATAATGAACTATATTTTAATTATAAAGAACTAAACAAAGAAACTCCTTGCGAAATCCCTAATTGGTCAAACCGGAAAACTGAATATAGACGAATTATAAAGAGATTGAAACTGCTATGAAAATTCAAATGACTGTTGATGATGATGGTGGAATTTTGTTTGGCGATTTTGATAACTTAGAAACTGAAGTTTATCTATGTGATTTTGAGATTGACCTAGATGAACCCGTTTATATTCCGAAAGAAAGTTTACAAAAGAACGCTTATGAAACTCTAATTCGTCGTCTAAAATTAAAGAGAGAATGATGAATAAATTTTTAACAATTCTTAAAGAGTTTTTCTATAATCATATCTTGAGGAACAAAAATGCTCAATAAAGATGTTGTTCAAAAAGCAATCCAAATTTACGGCGAAGCTCAACAATATATTCAAACATCTGAAGAAGTTGGAGAATTGCTTGCCAAACTTTCTCAATATCGAAGAGGAAGAGTTGGTAAAGACGATGTTGTTGAAGAAATGGCAGATGTTATAATCATGTTCGACTGCTTGAAAGAAATGCTAAACATCTCTGATTTTGAACTAACTGATATGATTGAAAAGAAATATAAAAAGTTTGAACGACAAGTAAATGAGGATTCGAATGATTGAAATTGTTATTAAATATTTTTGCTATCCAATCCATTTAATTTATTATACTACCCGAAATTGCGATAATATAAACCGCTCGCGAATAAGAACCATCATTGTAGCAATCCCTATGCTATTAAGCTTTTTTGTATTGCCTAATTTTTACGGGCTCATTCCATTTGCTTATTTCTACATCGCGTTTCTATTGTTTAAGCATGAAGAACCAATTGAAACAAATAATGAGAAAGAAATTGAAATGAATGGGGATAATTTTCCAAAAATCTCACACAATCCATCAGAACCTTTGGAAAACTATGTAGATTTTGATAAAGCAATGATGGCGCTGACCTCAGATTTTTGTCACCCTCCGAAGCACGTCACGTTTAGTTCTCAAATCATAACGCTATCAGAACCATTGGAAAACTCTGTCGGATGGCTTTCAATCGAAAAGAAACATCCAATTCATGTTTTTGGAATAGAGAATGAATTGATAGTCGTCACGGAATATTTTGGAAACGAGATTGGGAAAATTGTTCTGGATGCTGTAAATGATGTTGAACTGTTTGTAGATGTCGAATGTTTCAAACTCAGAAGAAATGATAAAAGAAAACTCGCATGTCGTTTCGTTCCAATTGGCGGAGATGACTATAAAATCGAATACCTAAGAATCATGTCCGATAAAATTGAAGTTATTGGAGTTGATGAATGACGCGAATATGATAACGAAACCAAACAGCCTACCGGGAAGATATTTTAAAGAAGCCAGTTAGCAATTCTATAAGATTCGTTTAGTTTGTCTTTTAATTCTTTTTTGATTTCTTGTGTTGACGGAACTGATTTCTTATACTTAGAAGCATCGTGGCCTCTCATATACATAGCAAGATATTTTGGAGTTGGTTTCCCTTCAGAGTCTTTTAGGTCTCCCGGCAACTCGCGGAACCTAGAAACAAACCTACACATGCGGCCTATCGAATTCCATTCAGCATCACTCAAATTATCTGGAGCCTTAGTTCCATTTCTAAATTTTGAAGTCTTGGACAAAATACCAGCAATTAATTCACCTTCCTTTTGTCCATAATTCTGACCATTAACGCTTTCTTTTTCCGCTTCTGCTTTAGTCCAACCAACATCTTTCGCAGCTTCAGACTTTAGAAATGACCGAAGATCCGCAGCAGTAACGTTGGTCAATTCAACAAACTTCTGCCACATTATTTCTCTGTCTGTAGGAATGATTTCTCTCTTAGATTCTATTTCTTCTTCAGCTTCAAACAATTCAAGTTCTTCTTCAAAAGTCATTTCTATGTCCTCTATAATATTTAGGATTTCATCAACAGACTCTTTTAATGGATTATGACCCCAAACCATCAATGCCAAAGTTTTTCTTGTCTTTTTGTCATCTTTCATCAATGGTGCTTTGACTCCTAACATTCTTTTTAGGAACGATACTTGACGTTTTGCCCAGGCCCAATCATTCTCAGTCCAATCTTCTTTCTTAGTTTCTAACATTCGAATGATTGCTCTTGCGGAATCCCTACCTGATTTGATTTTCTTCCCACCAGCGCCAGCAGTCCGAGCTTCTTGCCGCGACAATCCAGCAGCCTTTCCTTCATCAGAATCAAGGAATTTCTCAATCTCAGAAGCACTCATGTTGATAAGCTTCTTCCAAATTGAATATAATTGTTTTTGTTCGTCTGTCAGTTTCATATTACTATTTAGGAGGATACCATGTCAAGAATTAATGAACTAACTGAAATCTTAAAGAAAGCGTCTCAGGATTACTATGAGAATGGTTCTTCGGATTTGTCTGACCAGCAATATGATGTTTTCTACAATGAATTAAAGTCTCTCGATCCAAGTAACGAGATTTTTGGAACTTGTGGAAAAGGATATTCTGTTTCGGATGATGAGAAAGAAAAGTTCAAACACCCTATTGAAGTTGGAAGTATTGACAAGTATAGGGATTTGGATGAAGTGATTTCCAAGCTTGACCAGAATGCGACATTTGCTTTGAAGCTTGATGGAAATTCGACTGTTGATTATTTTGAATATGGTGTATTACAAAACATTGTTACTCGTGGTTCGGATAATATTGGAATCATTCGAACCAAGAGATTTGTCGAATGTGATAAAGTTCCAAACAAGATTGATTTCCTAAAAGAGAGAAGACTGGTTGCTGTTCGTGGTGAAGTAGTGCTACCAAAATCAAAATACACAACTGAGAATGGATTTAATATTGAGAAGGCGAGCCGGAATGCTGTTGCTGGAGCCATTTCGAGGAAGACAGATTATCAAGAAGTGTTGAAGCATGTTGATTCTGTCAAGTACACGTTTATTGATTGCGACACTGGTGAGAATTTATATGATTATGATTGGAGCAAGTATTATCCAGTCGAATCTCAGAAGCCGGTGTTTGCCAATGGTGTTCCTGTAACATTGGAATATTTGAAGCATCTTGTTGAGAATTCTCAATACGAGTGTGATGGAATTGTGTTCAGGAATTCGGAAACTGGTGAATTGTTTGCGTTCAAGTTTGAGGACGAATTTGCTGAGACTGAAGTTTTGAATTTGGAGATTGAAATTGGAACGGCTCAAAGACTGACTCCAGTTGCCGCTCTGGACCCTGTGAATTTGTCAGGCAGTTTGATTTCCCGTGCGTCTCTTGGGTCGATGTCTGTCGCCAAATTGCTTGGATTATTTCCTCTGAAAAAGAACAACAGAGTCAAGGTGGTTCGGAGTGGGGAAATCATCCCTGTCATCACTGAGGTCATTTCTTCCGGGGATGAGGTCGTTCTTTCGGAAATTCGTTGCCCTGTTTGCGATTCTCTTGCTCAGTTCAACGGCGCTCACATGTTTTGTGTCAATCCAGAATGCCCAAACATTGAACATGAATATTTGTATAAGTTCTGTAATTTAATTGCCCCAGAAGGATTGAAGGAAAAGACTCTGGAAAAGGTTTTTGATTATTTTGACATTCATTCTGTTCTGGATTTGGTTCTGTTTGATGATGAGGTTGATTTTTCACAAATTCCAGGAATAGGCTCTGATAAGGTGGAATTGATTGATATGTTGTTTGATGCTATGTACAATCCAATCAATTCAAAAGTGATTTACAAAACATTCTTAAACGGATGTGGAGAACGAGCATCAAGAGCTATTGTGAATTCTGGGTTCAAGTTTGAGAATTATGTAAATGGGACAGGGGAATTTTCAAATCTAGAATCACTATCAAACTTCAATTCAAACATCATTCAAGAACTTCATGATAAGCTGGAAATGATATCTAATGCGTGTGAAATTCTGGAAATTTATGATGAAGTTGAAACTGTTGGTGATAAGAAATTTTGTATCACTGGAGTTCGGTTGAATGAAGAACAAAAGCAAAAAGCCAAGAATGCTGGATGGGAAGAGAAAAGTGGAGTGAGCAAAAATCTTGACATTCTCGTTGTGAAGGATGTGAATTCAAACAGCGAAAAATCAAAAAAGGCAAAAAGTCTCGGAGTCAAAGTAGTATCATTGAACGACTTTTTGAAAATGATTGGATGATTGGGCTTGACTTGGAAGAATTAATTGAGTACATTAGTTGCCCACGAAGGAGTTTCTATGACGAATCCAATTAAAGAAGGGAACTTTATCTCTGGAGGAGTAGCACCTGCACCATCTATTGCTAAGCCTTCTATAATTGCTCATGGTCAAGGACTCAAACCCCATTCAACAAAGGACAAATCCCTAATGGAGACTGTTACGTTCAATTCTGCTGATATTCTTGGTGGTGTTCGCAATGAGTTTGGAGACTACCTTTACATCGAAACACTTGGAACTGATGTGATTTTCAAGATCCGAGATTCTAAGAGCAACGAAGCAGTGTTCAAGATTTCTCAAAAGCAGCTTCTATTGACCAAAGAAAATATTGAGAAGGAATTGAAGAAGTGCTCCGACCATGTTCAAAAGGTAGGAGCAAGTCCAATAACTCTCCTTAATGGCTAAATCAAAACAATAGTTCAAGACCAAATGGTAGGTGATAGTATTCATCTACCATTTTTTCTTTTGGTAAATAGCGAATTATGTTTTCGTTATCTGGTCCATCGCCTTGTTCATACCATCGCCTTGTTGTTTTGGCATATTGAAAAAACAAAATATATGAGTTTGCGGAACCAATATACTTTTCTTTATCAACAGGGAGATTGAATTTTTCTAACATTGGAATAGTCATATTTTCACATTCCCACTCAACATCTTGGACTCTTCTGACAACTTGTTCTAAATCATCATCAGACAATTCAATCACGTTGTTCAGCCAATCCCACCAAAGCTCATAGCAATTGTTACCATTATAATTCAAATTGAGCCACTTTGTTGTTTTTGTTTTGGCTTGAATAAAATGATTAAATTCGTGGGCGAGAACTCCAACGAAAGACAACCCACTATCATACGAGATTGCTAATTGTTTTTCGTCTTCGCAATAATACCCATCAACATCAGAGCCGTCAATCTCCAAATTATCTCCAAGATGAAAAACCAAAGTGTTCTTCGATTTTTTGAGCTGCGAATCAACATGGGCAATAAAATCATCAACGAATTCATTGCCAGTGTTTATTTGAATCATTAGTCAAACATCCTAACAATATCTGCTACAAGTTTGGACCTCTGAATGTCGTGTTCAGTCATCTTGACAACACCAACATCTTCAAGGTCTGATAGTTTTTCAATAGCAATATCAAGCGCAGTGTCTTTCACATTCTTAATATCTACTTGGCTACTATCACCCGTGAGAACAATCTTTGAATTAATTCCAAGTCTTGTTAAAATTGTCTTCAGTTCATGCTCCGTAAGGTTCTGAACTTCATCAATCACAATATAAGAATCATCCATCGTTGCTCCTCGAAGGAAGCTAACTGGTGTGAACACGATTTTCTTTTCTGTGATCATTTGGGCAAGAACTTTATCCCCGACAAGATTAAACAATTCTGCGTAGATTGTTTCGTAATAAAGCTGGATTTTTTCATCAACATCTCCTGGCATATAACCAAGAGAATTTCCAACTGTTGAAATTGGACGAGTGATGACCAATTGATTGAACCGACCATCAAACAAGAACTTCAATCCAAGAGTCAAGGCAAACAATGTCTTTCCACCTCCGGCACAGCCGCCAATGATCGAAATCTTCTTGTTCTTGATGGTTTTGACAACACGTTCTTGATTAATTGTTCTTGGGGAGATTTCGCGTCCATCAACAGTCGTGAAAATATTCTTGTATTTTGTTTCAGAATATATTTTAGGCAGGTATTCATCTATCAGGTCGTCTACAGCCTCAGCTTCCACAAACACGTCAGAATCAAACCAATCAAATAGTTTTTCAAGGACGTTGGCTGCTTTTCGGCAATTTCTAATATTGTCAGAGGTTATATAGAACCGTTCATTTTTTATATCAATTTTGACATCAAACGTTTTCTTAATTTTAACAACATCTTCAGGACATAAGAATCTCATTAAATCAATATCAGCAACATACGTAACAGATGGTGTGACTTTTATTTCATCAATCTTCTGTTCTTTTTTATTTTTCTTTATCGGTTGCTTCGCCATGGTGGTTCCTTTTGGGTGAAAACAAAAAAGAAGAATTGGATATTGGTCCATTCTTCTTTAATTAGCATTCGTCATAATAAGTTTTTCAAAAAAAATCCTGTTCCAAATCCTCTGGGTCATCTAAGAATATTGTTTCTCTTTCAGGATAATCGTCCAATGACCTCCAAGCACTTAGTTCTTCAAAACCAAATTCAGAGTCATCGTTTCTCCAATTTATGTCTTCAGTGTCCTTCATATAAGTGTGTCTCCAAAGAATTAAAGTATAAACAATCCAATTTTAATAAGTCCAAAAATTCCACCCGTTATAACTGAGCCGTGAAGAATTCCCTTCAAATAATTTTTTTGAGAATTCTTTTGTGATTCTTTAACGAGAGCATCAGATTTTGAAACAATATTATCTAATTGCTCATTACAGCTATCTCTATCAGTTTTAATTATTTCAAAATTAGCAGAATCTTGTTCATGTTGATATTTGTATTCTAAACAAGTTTTCATTATTTCAAGTTCATTAGTATCTTTGATTTCTGAAACAAATGTTGATTCTATTTCATTTGGAGTCATTGTTTCTAATTGCTGTTTTTTGACTTTGTATTTGCTTATATTTGAAGTAACTAAACTATCCGATTTTTTACTTTGTGAGTGTCTGGTTGTTTGAATGTAATGAATTTCTCTTTGAATTTTTATTACAGGTTTTTCATTTACAAACAATACATTTAGAAGAATTGAACAAACTAACAAACATGCGCTAATAATCAATAACCACTTCATAGGAATATTTATATTAACAAGGTTCCACAAATTGAACATCGTAGTCTTCATATATTAACGTTACATCAAAGGTCAATTCATCTGATATTCCTTGAGTCAAATTCAAAGAACTAATATTTGACACGAAACAATTTTTATAAGTGTATTTTACATTTGGTCGCTTTTCATTGTCCAAAAATATTATTTTAAATTCATCTATAAAGTTTTGCCTAAAGTATTTTTCGGAGTTTATATTTATCTGATTCCTTAAACCCTTCATCCAATTATAAATGTAATGATAATTTAACATATCCTCCGAAAGTTTGAATGTTATGGTAATATCTGATAAATCATTATTTATTTTTGAAATTGGATGATTTATATGATAGTTTTTAAAATCAGATTCTACAAACTGAACATCCAACGACGGGAAATTTATAGTTTTAATATACAATTCATACAAATCAAAATTAGTAAAATTGTTATAGCTTCCAGGAATAAATCCGGGGATGTTGCTAAAAATAACCCGCCACTTATCAGAATGTTGGACGTTTGGTAACATTATTCTTCCTTAACAAATCTTGATAAAAATTCAAATTCGTCTGGAGTCATGTCTGTTGGAAGATTCTCGAATGAAGTTTTGACAATTTCTATATCAATATCAGCATTAATAAAAGTATTGTATTCCGATATTTTTCTATCGTGTTCAGATAAAACTTCAGAATATTCTTTTTTCAAGTCTCGGATTTTTTCCTGAGCATCATTATTACTTTCTGGACGTATAACATATTGTCCATTATCAATTTTATAAGTACCATCCTCAGTTTTTTCTGAATACGATTGAACTATTACGATACGTTTTTGCTCAAATTCATTAAATCGTTCATCAAAATATAATTCTCGTTCTTTATCAACTATCTTATTAATTTCCGGGTTAAAAAGAATCTTTGTTTTCATAATAGAAAGTAAAAGATATTTGTTGTAATTCTTTGCTGGCAATTTTTCAATTTTCTTATATAGGTCAACCAATTCAACACGCTTCATAAGCATCCCTTTCAGTTTATTGTATTTATGATATTATTTCCGATAGTATTTCTATTTCATTAGGTTCCAAATTTTCAAAAATGTCATCAGGAACATCTTCTATTTTTATAAGAGACACAGGAACTAAGGCCGTTTCTGAAAAATTAACAAACTCCTCATATTCTTTGTAAATTTTGGTCATGTTCATTTCGTTTATATATTCTAGAACAATATTTACATCTGCTTCGGATACCGTTATGCCATATATTCGAACTCCTATTTCGGATTCATATTTTTTTACAAAATTGTATTTGTTTTGTTCCATAGCAATAAATTCATCGGTTTCATATGTTTTTTTCAATGAATCATAAATAGTTTTCGTATTTTCTAATTCTGACAAAACATTTAAAATTACCAATCTTTTTTGTGGTGGGCCTGACAATTTTATTTTTTTCAATACCTGTATCAATATTTCTAATTTTTTATAAGTCATAATTATCCAAGAAGCATTCCGGCTCTAATAGTACTATTATTTGAGAAAGCATCCCAATCCTTCGACCGTTTTCCAGACAGATAATTTATATAACATCCATTCGACGTTGTAAATATACGATAATCTGAAAAATTCCCATGTCCAATTGTATCAGACGTTTGTGTTTGACCAGACCGTGAAATAAATGTTAAATATACATCCCTAGCGGTGTCAGTAACAGTGACAATATTAAATTCAGCATCAGATGTAAATGATTGCCCATTTTCATTAAATTTACATGTCGAATGAATATAATCATGAGTATCATTGCTTGAATCTTTAGCTATCACATATCCATAAAATTTATTAACATCATTAAATAAATAATAATCAACTATTGGGTCAAGAACATTCGTTTCAGAATACATTAATAATACATATCCATTTTTAAAGTATTCATCCATATTCGAATCATCCGTACCTATAAAAAATTTAAATGTTGTTGGATTGAACATGACATACTTAACTAGGTCATAAGAAAATGGAGATGTTGGAGTCGACGGCCTTATTGCAGAAGGATCGTTTGTAATAAAGCAATAAAATTGTTTTCCAGGTTCGTGAGAAATGTTCAACCAGCAAGTTTCAACTTTTCCAGAGAATTCATCACATCGCATTTTACAAATTTTTATATTAGCCTCGCTTCCTTGCGGAAAACGATATCTACTGTATCCAACAGCGTATTTATACTTTTCGATATTTCCAGTATAGCCATCAAGAGTAATTTTGTCGGCTTTGATAGAGATTGAAGTACTGGTTCCAAGATTACAAGATTTTGCGTCAATATTGATTACCGGGGATTTTAAATTAAGTTCCGATAGATTGCAAGAACCGATATTTACGGAATTTGAAACGGTCGAAACTGAACCAAAACCAATACTAACAGAATTCGTAACATTTGCAGCCGTAACAGAATTTCCAATCGCGAAGGAATTTACACTATTATAAATTGTGTTACCAACTCCAACAGTATAACAATTTGTGGCTGATATTATTGAGTTATTTCGTCCAAGAGTGTATGAATAATTATTTTGAGACCCTATATTATTAAATCCTATGTAAGTTGAACGTATATCATCCGAAGCTATATTATTAGAACCAAGAACATTTATTTGATCTGAATTTGTTAACTGATTTGTAAACCCAAGAATAGTATTGTATTGGGATGCTGTTAAAATATTACGATTACCAACAATATTTGAAAATGATGAGTATGTTTCACTATTAAGAGATCCAATAATATGCGAATAACTTGTATATGATAATGCATTAGATTCGCCAAATATGCTGGAATAGTCTGAAGAATATGACACATCGTTCATATTTCCAAATACTTTCGAATTTTGCCCAGATATTTTATTTTTAATTCCAAATAGTATTGAATGATTTGATGTGTCTGTTGCAGATGATGCTAATCCAAATACAAAACTGCCAACAGAGTTATTATATGTTTTTTCATATTGAGAAATTGAAATACTATAATGACTAAAATCCTGAACACTATCTTCGCCATTACTAATTGATATATATCTGTATCCCGGAATTATTATTGAATATGTTTCATTGCCTGATCCTTGAATTGATGGACCGCCAAATGTAAACGAACCTTTTGCTTTTTCATCAGCAATTGCATTTCCAGCATACGCATAAGACATTATACTTAAAGCCGATGTACTATCACCATGAGCCTGTGATAAAATATTTTTTGCAAGCGTATTTATTCCTGTAGCAACGTTTATATTACCAATTGCTGATGTTCTGAAACCTGTTGCAAAATTACAAGTTCCATAAGTCGTTGTATTCATGTTCAAAGAAACGTTCGCATTTCCTTTTGCTAACGTTTGAACATTTAATGCAGCATTGCCTCCGTAAATTGAAACATTATTTAGCCAAGTCCAAATACTTGATAAACTTGTGCCATCGGGATTTATATTATCAGAATCCCCAACCGCTGATGTTTTGAAACCATATGCGAAATTCAAACCATCGGATGGAGCAGAATAATAAATGCTGACAGAATTCATATCAGAAGAAGCTAATGATAAATGTCCTCCTGCAAATGATCCAAAACCAATAGCACTGTTACCATAACCAAATGTTGTAGATGCTAATCCCTGTGATAAGTTTTCAACACCATATGCGAATGTATATCCACCTCTACCACTTTGATACAATGTTATTGGATCCGGTTCAGTATTTCCGAAATCGATTGGAGTATTGTCCGCATATCCTGTTGCTGATGAATAGCACCCAAGAGCAATTGATTTAATTCCCGTAGCTTCACAATTTGGGCCAGCTTGTATCAGAGCGTCATCTGGGCAAGCTGTATCAATATCTAAAACTGACATATTTGCTGTTGGAGGATATGTTGGATATGGTGCAAAACTTTTTGTTGTTATATCAGTATATCTTAAACCATCATACGCCAAATGAAGTTGATTTTTTTCAGAATCTGTAACTGTTAGTTTTGCTTTAGGAACCCAAGATCCTGGATTGGCTGAGCAAGAAATAACAACATCTCCATCATAATTCAAAGCATAAGCAGATGTAACGTTTGATGTTGGAATTCTTGTAAAATAATCTGTATTTAAATAAACTGGAGAAGCTGCTGAAGATTGTAATGAAAATTGTAGTTCAACATTCGCTTCAAAAGCATTCATTGAACCCGCAGCATCATATTTTTCTTGAGGAGTATCAAAGCATACTATTGCAAATAATGTTGGATTGTAAGGAGAACCAACAACTCCTGGATCATAATATCCATATTCATTAACTCTTGTCGCATATATTGCGAGCATGTTAAATTTGAAAGAGCCTGTTCCTGCTGGGATGCGGCATTTATAATTTCCTTTACATATTCCTGGAGTAGTATTTGCATTTGGAGAATATGAAACTACTCGATACAAATTTCTAAAATTCCATGAAGTTGAGCTAGCAGATAATGGGTTCCAAGACAAAACATTACCATTAGTAAGAAGTTGATAAGAACCAACTGCGCTAAGATTTCCTGGTGCCGTAGTGCTTATGAATGACGTAGCCGAAACAAGAGGCTGAAGAACTTTTCCAGAAAGTGAATTTACTTTATTGGATCCTGTTTTCTGTAGGCTTCCCGTGAATAAAGGTCCAGTACCACTAACATTTTTATAATATAAAGCATTGAATTCTTTTATTTCATATGAACCAAAACCTGACAACTCTGAATTGTTATATATTGTTTCGAAACCACTCAAAGAAGAATGTGTTGCTGATGTATAATTTAATGAACTAACATTAATTGCTGAAGTATCACATATATTCTTATCAAGTCTAAAGTCATAGATTGGTAAGAAGTGAGTTAACGAAAAATATGGTCCGAGAGAACCCGCTGACGTTACAGAAGCTAATCCAGCAGAACAAATATATGTATAACTATTCAAATTCGACATTTATGCCTCATCATTTATTTACTAAACTATTTAGAGGTTTGAAATAAAATAGTCCTTTTCCATCATACAAGCAGCATTTACAGTATATATTGGTTGAGTTGAATTCTCAGTTTTACCAAGAATGCCTTCAAATACTACGTTTGCTGGCCGTATCGAATCAAAACTTTTGTATAATGATGTTAGATTTTGTTCAGAACCATATATGTAATTCAAATTCGTACTATTAATATCTATTTCAACAAACATGTGCGGAGTTGGATATCTATCAATAATCATATCGTCAGCAACATAAGTTCCTGGGGGTATAGAATTTATAAACCAGTCGTTTGTATAATCATTTGTATAAACTTCCAGCAAATCTCCAAAAATTCCAAATGATAACAGTAGCATTTTGATCGAATTTCTGGTGGTTTTAATTGAATACCAGTTTGGAAGATTTCTAACTACAAATCGCAATGCTTTTTTCTGATATTCGCTAAAAATTTCCGAATTGTCCGGGCCGTCATTGTAGGAAGAGCTATTGGGAGACGTTGTAAACCCTCCAAGTTCTGCTTTATTGACATCTACATTATATCCCAAGTAATTTGCGAAATATTGAATATAATCCAGTTCCATTTTATCGGGATCGTGGAGATTTCTTAGACGTGAAGTTTTTTCCAGGACACCAATAGAACATGGTTCATCCAAATTTGTGTAAAGTGTGTTCAAATAATATTCATAGAATTTCGTTAAAGTGAAAAATTCCGAAGTATTACCAGAGTCATCAAATGCTAAGTGATTTGGAATATAATTTGTTAGATTTATATCTCGATTATCTTGACACGAGAAAATATAATTATAAATTGTCTCGGTTTTAGTATTATTTAATTTATTCGTCGCGGAAACTGTTAAATTACAAGTTCCAGAAACCCCAACTTCAATCTGGTATTTGTTTTGCCCATTTAACGAGGTAATGCTCTTAACTGTTCCATTATCAACCCCGATTGAAGCACTTAATATTCCATAAGAGTTATCAGAAATTGTAAATATTGAAACAATTTCATTACCATATTCAGAAATTTTTGTTTCAGGATTAGAAGAAACATATGTAATTTTTGGGAATGTGTTTTTGCTAGCTGGTATAACTGAGAATGAAATGTCTTGGGAATATGAATATGCTCCATAATAATCAATCGTTTTTGCTCTTAATGTGTGGTTTCCTTGACCGAAGATACTCGCTGGTATAATCAATTCAGAATTTGTAGCAGAAATATAAACCAATGATGTACCAACAACTTCGTATATTTCAATTGTTGATATTCCTGTATTTGGAGAATATCCCGAAACAGCTACCACGACATTATCATACATATTATAACTCGCTGAAGATGCTGAAATTGTTGTAGTTGTTGGCATTATTAAATTAATATGTACGTTATTGGTAGTCGCGCTTAACAAAGAAGTATCATAAATTTTAGCATAAACTCCAGATATATTTGATACTCCAGTAACAGTCCAAACATTTCCAATATTTGTTCCATAATCTATTAACGTGTTAGTACTGTCATAAAATTCAACAGCACTTATATTTCCATAATAACTTGGAGATGTTAGAACAGATACATCAAACTGAGTTCCTGACATTATATAGGAATTATTTGCGGGTGTTGTAATTACTCCAACAGGCATTGATGTAACTGTTATTGTTAAGATATTAGAATTGATTGGGCACCCATTAATATTTTTTGTTTTTGCTACAATATTATAAATTCCTGGATACATAGGAATCCATGATGTTGTAAATGAAGATGCTATAATATTATCATTCGCATAAATAATGCAACTTGCTAAATTTGAATAATCCTGTATTCCTATTGATAAGGAATTTCCTATAGCAACTGTAGTTGATGCTGCTGTTAAATTAACCGCCTGTGCTGAAACAATTGTAGGTATAACAATGCTGGTTGTATAAGAATTAAACAAGGATGAATTTGATGATAATTGAATCGAACTCGTACCAACAGACGGATAATAATCAAATACAAATCCAATAGAATTAACATCTTGATAATTATTTAATGAGTCTGCTGAAACCGAATATATTAACGTATTTGATGGCTGCTCATAAACATCACTATTAATTGTTTCGGTAATTAAAATATTTGGAGTTGCTGATGAATCATAGTTTCCAGTTATATTTCTTAGTTTTCCAATATATCCAGCGACGCTCATCAACGAATTGCTACAGCCAACCGACGCGACATTTGTTATTTTTTGAGAATAATCTGTTCTAATAATAGTGATGTAATCGGAAATCAATTGACATCCACCATTTGTCGTAATTATTGATTTGATATTATAAAGAATATCTTTTTTCAATCCAATAATAGCTGAACTTGAATTTGAATAAGCTACATTAATCGAGTTCTCAGTTTCTATAATTATTTGATTTGTAGCAACATCTAAAATAGAAGAACTTAACTGAATCGAATTAGCTGACACGATATAAATGTTGTTATAATTTGATATAAATTCTGATGGGACTATTTGATTAATTACTGTGCTTGGCATTATTGGGAGAATTTGCTTAGTTGTGCTGTAATTTCCATAAGAAGTAGCACATTCAAATTTCAAACTAGATGTACCAACAATTGGGGTTTCCCACAAATAATCAAATCTATATTTTGCCCCATATTGAGAAAGTGTTAAATCTGAAATATATACATCATCAGCGTATAATTTAGCTATAAATGTTGTATCTATTAAAGAATTTGTTCCAATTATACCATCAAAATCTAATGTTCCGGCTATTCTTATTTTCTCAGAGCAATTATTAAAATTTTCAAGTTCAACTATTGGCTGAAGTGTATAAAATTTTAGAATACGAGCATCAGAGCATCCAGCAATCGTAACAGTTTCTACCAAAATGTTTGTTGTGCTTCCAAATGATTTTTGGAATGTAACGTTTGCTGATGTTGTATTAGCAGATATTAATGTTGTTTTTGCTTCGGAACTATCACAATACCAATAGTTTATAGAATATGAATCAGCCGAAGACGAACTTGCGGATACTATTGCCGAAGTTCCTACAACATTAATATATGGAATCACAGTTGAATCATTTTTTATTCCATGCGTATAGTTATCATACACGGTAATTGTTGGTTTCTGACCAGCAGATAACGTATAAGTGGTATTTGAATAATCGGCAGACAATGCAGAATCTCGAGTGGTGAAGGTGATATCAAATATTCCTGTTGTTGGATTTGTCCACGAATATAAAAACTTCTTCGCAGTTGTCATTGCGCTTGTTATTTTCGTACCACCGACATACATTTCAACAAGATTTTCATTTGAATTATCCTTATCTGAAACATTTCCTTCAATAACAATAGTTCCTGAATGACAAGATTGGCCAACAGGGTTTGTTAGAAAGAATTGTGGAAGATTGTTTGCTGATATTGGATGAACTTCCGAGATCGCCGTCAAACTATTTGAATCAATTGCTGACGCGAAAATTCCATAAGTTCCACCAATATTATTAAAAGAGGACAAAACAGCACTAACATTAAATGTTTTGTACCAAGTTGAACCTGATAAAGATGCGGCTCCTATTAATGTCGATGTTGTTCCGGATAAGTAAAAATCAACTGCCGAAATATTAGACGTTCCAAAAACCGTTGCACTAACTGTTACAGGGTTTGCTTGATATGAAAAAATTCCGGATGTTGGTGGATTCAATAAAGTAATTATTGGAGCTGTTTTTACAGAAGAAATTGAAGATGATGCTGTTGAATTTTTGCCAAAAGTATCATATATTGTTGCTGATATTTTTGTAGCTGAAGCAGTTGGATTATTCCAAATTAAATTCCACATCCCTGGAATGGCCCCTGTTTGCTGATATACAATATTGGCATTTCCTATATATCCTTTATCAGATGAAACTGTTATTGCGCTAACAGAATCATATCTAGAAGAAGAATTAATAGTAATAGTTTTCCCAAAATCTAAATCATAAAATGTTCCAGAAATTGTAGCAGATGTTGATGTATTATATGCTGACGATTGTGACGAAATTGTTATTGTTGGTGCAATATTTCCATAAGCTAATACTTTTTGTGATGTTGCTGAGCATCCATAATTTGAAACTACATTTACATAATACCAAACCGATTGTCCTGAAGTTGGAGTATCATATATTGTGATATTTTTTGTAACGGAAGCCGCATCAAATAAAAACCAATTAATATTATCTGCGCTTTTATAAACTTCATATGTTGCGGTTTCTCCATGAGTAAAATCAACCCCAGACACAGAAAATTCAAACAATTTACTATCGTTGCTATATATAGAAATGTCTGATTGGGTTGGATATACTCTTGTAATTATTGGATTCCTTCCCGCGCTAAGTATGGTAGATGCTGATAAAACATAATTATCATAGTCAAATTTAACATCTATATTAATTGGTGTAGAATATTGAATATCCGAAATTGTGGAAGACCAATTCCCATTATTGACGGCAGATGTTTGAATTATTTTCTTTTTGCTAGGAGAACTCCATACGGAATTTAATTTAGTAATACCAGTATCAGTTGAAACCCATAAAGTTCCATTTGTGGTAATTACTCCAGATTTTGTTTTATTTGATAAGAAAGAAATTGTAGTATCTTTATCAATAACCGACCAATTATTTGTACTTGATGTAGCACTCAAATCAAATGTAGTTCCTGTATATTTAACAAGTCCCCCATTATATTGGTTTGAATTTCCAGTATCAAATCCAAAATATTTATTCGTTCCACTAAGAATTATAAAGTTACATGAATTATTTCTAAAATGTGTAGAATTACCATTCAATCCATTAGGCCAAGCTGGAGTATTTGTATCATTTGCGTATGTCCATGTCGATGTCGAGGTTTTATAAAATGATAATCCGCCATCATTACAAACCCACAAGTTTCCAGAAGAATCTACTGAAATATCTCGTGCATTTGAATATGAATTTGTAATTGTAGAAAAATTATTTGAAGCAGACGAATATAAGCTTATTGATGTATTCTGATGACAAACAACAAGCTTTCCATTTTCATATTTCATGTTGTTTATACCAGAATTATCCGCAGTATATTTTTGAATAAATGGGCTGTTTATATTATTGCCAACCATTCTTAAAATATTTTGTGCGGTCTGCCAAGAAAAGCCAAACCAAACATTATCGCTCGAATCAACTATAATTGACGAAACATCAATATTTGAGAAGTCCGTTAATGTTGAATTAGATTTATCAAAAATCTCCCAATCATTATCAGTAAACGAATTCCAATTATTTCCATCAAATCTTACAATTCCTATACCAATTACCGAATCTAGTTGACGACAACCAATATAAATGTTTCCATCATATTTTGTTGCAATGGCATATATATTGTCACTCAGTATTGGCGAATTTTGTGTATTATAATTTTTAGCAACTCCTGTAGCCGGATCATATCTCCAAAGACCATTATTAGAAGTTGTAAACCATATAACGTTTGGAAAAATTTTATCTTCCACAATTTTGTTTATTTTCAAAGTATCGGGTATATAATTCCCTGAATATTCGACTAATATTGAGTTTGGCGCTGATTGAAAATATGATCCACTAACATTAAAATCGTCAGAATAACAAAATATTCCCATAGGATTTATAATAGGATTTGATACATTTACAACGGTGTACTGAATAATATCACTAAATCCATATACACCGAGATCAGATTCCGCCCTAGCAAACAATTTTATAGTCGTTGCTGATACATTTAGGGGCAATGTTCCAGTCCACATATTATTGCTAGTATATTTCAAAGAACCGATATACACATTATTCATAGAATCTGTTTGCTGATATATCTTTACATCCGAAACTGCTCCTGCCAGAATATTCGTAGAAACTACAAAATCGCAACTATTAATAATAGACGAATTGCTTGATGGTGATTCAATTGTAACATTTGGTACTGGGCCATTGCTATTTGGAGAGTTATATGCTACAAATAATGTTGGTGTTCCTGAAGTTGATCTTGAAGAATTAATGGAATATGATACTGCTGAAATACTATTTTCCTGAATTGCTGGATTTAATTTAACAGCAAACCCATAATTTTCTGATGGATTTTGCCTCCAATATTCAACAATATCCGTAACATTAACATCAACATAAAAAGCTGAATTTGAGCTAGCCGATGTAAAAGAATTGTTTAAGTTAGTATTTCCAATCCAAATATTTGACGAATCTTCAAAATCTCCTCCCTGGGATGTCCATGGAGAAAATACTGTGGCTGAAGTCCAAGTTGCTTCTGATGGATTCCAATCTCTTGTGATACGATGTACCGATACGTTACCAGAAGTTCCTGTATAAGTCCATCCATTCGAAATGGCATTTGTTGTTATTCTGAGGACTGCGTTTCTGATAGAAGTTGCTGATGTTGGAATATTTAGACTATTAAATTTTATTAATGAACGTGCCTTTGCTGCTCCTGTGCTGTTTAATTTTAAAATATTCTTATCACTTTTATTTGCCGATAATGGATTGCTTGAACCACTTTGAATATAAACAGAATAATCGGCGGACGTTGAAATATATGTTAATTGGTTAGACATTGTGGGTCCGTATACCATGCCTGAATCAATCATACCATATTCATTATATTCCGAAACTGGCATCCAGGCTGATCCGTTCCATTGTTCTAAAGAAAAGAACGAGTCATCTATGCAAATCGTAGAATCTGAAAGTTTGCTATACCAATGATTATTAGGTTTTGATGAATAAAAAAAGTTTCCGGAAGTTGGTTTAATATAATAATTAGCACTTATCAACGCGCAGTTAGATGGTATGCTTTTTGAATCTGCCCAACCGATGATAAATTTTGAGTCACTTCTTCTAGAATCAACACGTACTGATGGTGCTGCTGATATGAAAGAAATTTTTGGGCTATCGACTGCCGTTGTAATTCCAGAATAAGTTTCCGCAGTATTTGGTATAAACCACGAAACCGAATAATTATTTGATGGTGGAATTTCAGTTAAAATAATGTCAAAGTAAAAATCTGTTCGGTTTGTAACACTAACGGGAGAAATGTAATATCCATTTGCTGGTATATTTAAAGTAACAATTGGTGCTATTTTTGAACTGTCTATCATTTGATGGTTTACACGATACACTGATTGAGTATTGGATAATTGAACAATACCGGTTTGAGAAGAATTGTCAGATGAAGCACTAACAATTTGCTTAATAATACCATTACTATAAATTCCGGAAGTTAAATTTGAATATGATGGAGATTGTGACCAAAAGTTTCCTACAATTCTAATACCCGACAAACTTACAGCCGAGGTATCATTGTTTTGTAGTTCAAAGCTTAATGAATATAAAGAATTATCATTATAATTCTGGCCTTTAGTAACACGCAAATCTATCTTTGACATAATATTCTCCGTCAAAGTTATTTATAATAAATATATTGTGACAAATCTGGAGCTTTTATTCTGACAATTTCATTTTTCATAGAGAATATCGAAGCATTTGAATATGCATCAAGAACTGAATTTTGAAGACTATTTATAAAAGAATTTCTAAACATATCACATACAATTTCAAAATGTGTATCCAAAAAATCCTGTATTTCAATAGGATTTGAATTATAAACATGCGATTGCTTGGGGTGAACAGGAAGAAACCAACGATGGAAATGTTCCCAACTTAAATTTGATGAGGAATGAGTTACTTCGTTTTGAATTGTTCTAAGAGAGCATCCAACACATTGGCTGCTGTTTGAATAATACGCTTCAAGTTTTTTATTTATTGTATTTACTGAATCCTGCGAAATACCTAAAGATTTAAGTTTTTCATATACACATTTCATCATTCCAATATAAAAATTTCTCTCAGAAGGTACAAAATTTGTTATAATGTCTGTTGAAGAATCTATCACACTTCCATAACTACAATTTTTTTTATTCCATATATTATTTGATGGCCACACAAGTTCAGTTCTAACAAAATTTTGATTTCCATTCAAAGCTGGATCAATCTTGAATGTTTTGGTTTCCAACCCTGGCATTGCCATTATAATTGCCTGCTTAGTTCCATCAGAATAAGCAGATGTGAATTTTGATAATTGAGAGAGATATAATGAATAGCACGATACAAGTTCTGGAGACGAAACTTCCCGTTCGTTTATTTTAGAATTATAAACCTTTCCAATAGGGTCCGTTGAATATGATGCTGATGTTGCTGAGAATGCTAAAGAATCGGATGTAACATAAAAAGAATCTGCGTCTTGATAATTCTCAAGATTTGATATTAATTTAATATCAGCATGTTTTACTTCTGAGAAGGATTCTATGATTTCAATTAATTTAGAAATATAAACTCTTGTGTCAAAGTCTGCATTTTCATTTAGATACCCATACACCGCATCAGTTATTTTCTGATTCGTTTTAATTCTATCAGCAAGAGGATTCAAATAAATATATCCTGTTATCTTCAAATCTTTTATGATTGGACTAATATAAACATTTTTAACAGTAACTTGGGAACGATTTTTTAATTTAGAATATACCAAACCAACATCTTGTTCCGCATCAAAGTTATCATCTCTCAAAGGAGTAACTGAATCACTAGCAACTAATAAATTAAACCATTGATTATTTGCTGTCAATGTGTAAGAATCTGTTGAATTTGACAATCTTGTATAAACGTCTTGGTCTTTATGATACATTTCTCCAAGGATGCTGAATAGAACAACATTGAACATCTTTAAGTTTGAAACATTTCCATCTTTGGTTTCTTCCTGTTCACCCCAAGCAATCGCATTCTTCACATTTATAGGAGATGTTAAAGTCTTCAAAAAATTAACATAGTCTTTTGAAGAAACGCATCGATCCAATGAATAGAAAATGCCTGGGGAATTGACCTTAATAGATTCTATGCTTTCTTTATCTGCTCCTCCAGTTATATTTTTTCGGAGATAAAAATCAACATTTGCTGTTCCAAATCCAGTGCCGAAATTGGAGGACTGACATTGAATCATCTTTCCAGCAGCACCTACTTCATTAGCAAATGAACCTTTTGTTGAGAAATATCTAACAAATAATGATTCGTTATTCTTTGGACCAATTTTACCAATGCTATCATCGGCAAATAAAATTTCTACATTATCATCAATCGCAGTTCTGACAACACAGTATTTTGTAGTCGCCCCTGTTCCTGTAGCAGATAGCATGTTTATTGTAGCATCATTTAAGAAAGAACGGCGGTCAATATAAAATTCCCCTGAAGCTCCAAAAACAGACATATCATCAGCAAATGCTTCTGATTCATTTTCACCAACACCAACTCTTGTATAATTTGAAGTTACATCGATATATCCTGTTGAATTGTCATATCCATAATCTTCGGTACCAAACACGTTTGAAAAGTCTTTATCAAAAATCTTATATGTTTGGAATCTGGTGTTTAATTGATTGTTATTAGTAGGAGCCACTTCAAACGTCTTAAACTCACCTTGAATTAGATAAACTGGAATCTTATTGGAATCTTCAATCTCATCTGAAGCTTTTAATATTCCTTTGTCATTAATATCATAGAACTCAAGAATAATAACATATGAAGGATCTGTTGCAAAATTATTAACATCGTCTTGAGTTATTGTATATGATATTGTATCTTTTAGTACATAACTATTACCGTTGTAAGAAAATGAAGTTCCTTTTGGTAATGTAAATATTTGCCCAAGAGTTCCTGATTTGATTTTAACCTGAATCGATGTGGTTGATGGAATTGGTCTTTGAACAACATAACCAAGCATCTTAGAAAGCATTACAACCGAACTTCTAAGCTTGGCAGAATCTAAGAAAGATTCTTCCGCACGGCGACCAATATAATAGTTTGTGAAATCCGTAGTAGCTGCGAATATTTCTAATAATACTGTATTTAATTCTGATTCTGTGAAATTTGAAAACCTCGGGTCTTGTGACATTCTCGAAACAAGACCCTGCTTTAATTCAGTATAAGTTAGATTCGTATAGTTCAAATTGTCCACGATTGAGTCCTCATGATATTATTTAGAGATTTCATAGGTTTGAACGAAGAATCAATTTCAAAAGAATCATTTCGTAAATATATTTTAATATGTGTTAAGAAATCTGTTAAGAAATCTGTTCTAGTATATTCAACATATTTAGGACCATTAAATTCTGTAGCAGCGATTGTTATTTTATTCCTAGACAACATATATTTTATTGTTAATATATCATCTCCATAAATCTCAAAAGGGTATTTAATTTCATCAATAATACTTAAGCCCGATTCGGCTTTTACAATTTTTTTTATATTACTAAGTTCTTGATGAATGAATTTTGTAGGTAATAAAATATTTCGGTTTTTCTCAAATATAGAAAATTCTCCAGGAATTTGTTCTTTCAAAATTAAAGATTTCAAACGTTCCGATAATCTGATTACAATATGTCGTTTCTTCCCAATATCGGATTTATCAGCTTCTTTATGCCATTGATGTTTCACATAACATTCTTTTGATGTTAGTAAAATGTTATTTCCTGTTCTATACAAACAATCCGAAATAAAATTATCTTCACCTCCCCAACTTCCATCGAACTCAGGGTTGAATAGTCTAGATTTATTTGATAACTGTTTGTTTATTTTCTTTATTAATAAAATTGCTGATTTGTTAAACGCAAAATTACAAGAATATGTGAAAATACTCTCTAATGTAACTCTTGAGGATATTAACAATCTCGCATTCTTGTCAGTGAACGAATAATCATTTGTCCAAGATTCATCAAGTCGTTCATCTTGTTTCTCTGACCCATCCTGCTGAACCATTATTCTCATACCGCAAGATACTGCTGGTTTTGATGACTGAGACAAACAATCTAAATGAATTTCTACAAGTTTTTCGCAAGGCACACAATCGCCATCTGTAAAAATCACATTTGTATATTCTGGATAGTTCTCTTCAACATAAGATAATCCATAATCTCTTGTTGCTCCCGCTGTAAAATTATCTCCTGAATTTTTTATAAGACAGACTTTCCGAATCTTGCTTTGCTTTCTTGAAAAAACCTCTCTTGAATTGTCGGTGCATCTATCAAGAACAAATATCAACAAATCTGGAGGAACTGTTTGCTTATCATATCCAGCTATAATCTTATCAATATTCTCAGCTTGATTGTGAGAAGGAACTATTACAATGTTCATAAATCCCTTTCTTAAACAGTTTTTCTATAAGTTATTACATTTCCAGTTTTTAATGCGATAAATACAATACTTATAGTCAATTTATTCTGAGCTTGATTTATCTCAAGGCCACATTGTTTAGGAAGAACTCTAACTCTCGGCTCAAATCTATTTATCGATGAAATTAAAGAGTCTAACAATTTTTCGCCAGATTCCGTGTTGAGATTTTTGAAAACTGTTGCCATCAAAGGAGAACCAAATCCCGGCTCAAACACACGCTCTCCAGGAATAGTTAGAAGAATATTTTCAACAGATTGTATCAAAGCTTTGGCATCATATACATCCGAATCAGTTAACGAATTCTTTGACAAATCTATAGCATACCCATTTATAAATAATTCGCTCATTAGGCAATCTCACTTGTTGTAGTGCTTATAAAAATTATCTCTCTATGATATTGGTCTGTTTTCTTTTTAGCAGAATACGCTTTAGGAGTAACTACATCTGAAACCAATTCATTGTTAGTATTAGTTTTTGTTATCTTTGTCTTCGCTTTTGAATAATTTTCTTGAACATCATCAGAGTTATGTTTTATTTGCATGAAAATTTGTTTTGTATTTTCTAAAGAACTGTTGAACTCAGAAAACATCTTGTCTTTACTAACTTTCCAAGATTCGGCCTTGGTGTTTCCTGTGACTGGAGTGCTTTCAATTGGATGCTTCAAGCCAAATGCTTCCATGAAATTTTTTGTTGAAACTGCAAAATCGCATGTAGCAAAAGCACAATCCATGAATGGCTGTAAATCTTCATTTATTATTCTTAAGATTTCTGACATTAAAGCTTCATATTCCGCAATCTTTCTTTTTATCAATCTACCAATATAATGATTGTTCAGCCAGAAATCCAAATCAAAATATTTTTCAAACTGGCTCAAATATTCAATCAAAGAATTTATAAGTCTATCAATAAAAGAATTTAATAATGATGTCATAGATAACCGGCAAGCAAGATATTCAAATAATTCAAAATTACTATTAAATTGGACATTCTGAAATCCAAATGTTTTTAGTGTGTCTTCTGATACAAGCGACGAACCAAAAATAGCATCGGATAACGACTTTGGAAGAATATTATACTCAACTAATTTGTTTATTGCTGGCGTACAGGCATATAACAATGAGCAAAACGATTGTCTTGCTTTTGTTCCATCAATATTTCTAAGTTTCAAATATGATTTAATCATGTCCATAATTTCTTTAGCATGGTCAACCAAAGAATTTAGAATGATGTTTTTTAGTTTTTGAAGCAATTGTCTTATCTGGTCTAATACTCTTTTAGGAATATCCGCAAGATTTTCAATCAATGTAACTAAAGACATCCAAGTGTCTCTTAATAAATTACATACATTTTGTTCAGCAGTAGCCATATTATTATTTAGAACTATAAGGCAATCTTGGTATTTGTTTGAACCAAAGCATTTGCCGTTGCTATTTCGGTTTCCATTTGAGCAACATTAGCCGCAAACCCAAGAGATGTTAATACTGTAGCAACTGTCGTATGTAAAATAGAAACTTCATTCGCTAATTTAATAAGAGCAGCATGAACATTATTATCTGTAGATATATTAACATTCACACAATCTGTTGCGCTCAAGTTTACATTAATAGCCGAATCAAAAGAACCCGAAAATCCATCCCGCAATTGTTTTAGAATAGCTTTTGAAATTCCATCAGCAAGAACTTCAAGAGCTACAGCCGCATTTTCAACAGAAGCACCATTTTTATATTGAAGAATGTTTCCTTCAACTGTTGGATCCACTGCTTTAGAACCTGGGGCAAGAAATTCTGAATAAAGTCCAGAAGCAACCAGATTTTTAATAATGTCTTCATATACAGGATTCTTAGCATTATACCGACTAACTACCGAATCTAAGTTTACCATCATTCCTCCGAACTTATCAATCCATCAGACATTCCTATCAAATCATAATAGGCGGTCTTTCCAGTTGGGTCTAGATTTGCTTGTATATCCGCTGCGGGCTTCTTAGAATTCCAAATCAAACTCTTTCCTTGAGGAGATGTTGGTTCAAGATTGGTTCCAAATACAGGGCTTGTTATATTTGACCCATATGTTTGTTCAGCTTCAACAATCAAAGCATCATATTTCTTATTTACTGAATCTACAGCGGAGTTAATTTCTTCAGCTTTTTTCTTTGCTGTGAATGCTATTGCCGCAGGACCAGATAACATTAACTTAGTTTTCTCAGTCACAGAATCATACTTCTTTATAATATCATTCGTATCATCGGCTATTTCTTTTGTTCTTGAAATATTAAGAGACGCGATAGTTTTTGCTAGAAGTGTCTTTTCTTTTGTAGTGTCCCTGAATACAGCAGCGCCAGTAACATGTCTTCCTTGGTGTGGTTGCCCTGTCATTGGATCGAACATAATACAATTGAATGGACCTCCTAAAAGACTCTGTTCAACTGCCATAAATGGAACTCCTAAATCGCTACCAACAGACATATCAAATTTAGATGTTTGGGCAGTGTCTTCAGTATCAATTGTTCCGCTGGTATTATAAACTGTTGCTGGGCCTGTCGCAATATCAAAGTTAATATTGTTTGAAAGGATATTACAGTTTATTGATTCGATTGAGCACGATTCTTTCGCAGTTATTTTTGTCGCCCCACCTGTAGTAATATCGCAGTCTCCGTTTGCCTGTATTGTGGTGTTTTGTAATGTTTTAATATGTGTCGAACCATTATTCGTAATATTCATGTCTCCAAAACCAGAGATATTGAAATTGTTTGTGAAGATGTTGATGTTTCCAAATTGATTCGAAATGTTGAAATTGCCTCTGAGATTCAAATTAACTGAGCCAACATCTGTAGAATCATTAGAAACTTCAATATTACCATTCTGAAAGACTTTGACAAAAACTCCCATATGAGTTCTGAATGTCGCCTCTCCTTTGGCTCTATTGAATTTATAATAATCTCCCTGTTCAGTTTCCCAAAAAATCATGCTGTTTGGATAGTCTTCTGTTTTGTCCGCCTGAAATGATTGATTCTGAAGGTCCATCGTCTTTGAATAATATCGTGGTTGGTAAATATCATTATCGTCGTAATAAACATTAACCACTGTGCCAATTTCAGGAACTATGAATGAACCTTTCTTAGTACCGGAAAAATAGAAATCTGGAAGAGCCCAAGGAAGAAGCTCTGTTTCAATTCCATCATAAAGACCCATGACACGGATTCGACAACGACCATTTTGTTCTGGGTCATTGTTATCTTCTACTACGCCATTATACCGGCCATCATAAATGTTCTCTTCTTTGAAATCAACAAACTCTCTAATCTGTTGAATTAAAGGTTTCGCCATTTGTTGTTTCATAGATTTCCCTTCTCCAACATAACCTTACTTATCTTCGGGTCTTCAACAATATTATAACCATTCCTAGCAAGAATCAAAATCATTGTGTAAATACCGCCTTGCTGAATGTTGTGATATATTCCGGCAACCAAATATTCTCCAGAGTGAGCAGCATCAATCGAAACTTCTCCAGAATCAGAATCTTCCATTTTCAAAAACTGAACATCAATCTTATCCATCAAATCAATCTTGTTGTTTGGAGATATTGTGATTGTTGTGAAATTTGAAAAGAACGTTCTAGACAAATAACTGTTCTGATTGTATGCTAAAATATATTTACCATGAACATTTGAATTTTGCATGTTGTAATTAATACTATCATAATTTAGATTGTGTCCTTTTTTCTTATTAATGTATTTCGTCAAAGGAGCATAATCAAAATTTATCACATGGTCATAAAAATTCGTACCATCAAAATAAGTGAAATCGTAACCATATCCACCCGTTCTGTTTTCAATCGGCATATTATCATTAAATGTATAATTGGTTCTGAAAAACAAAACATTCTTGTTCTTTGTGTCAATTCTCAAATCCTTCAAAACCTTATCATAATCTCCAGAATCAAGAGACATTAAATCATTATTAATCGCGATATATTTTGAAGATTTCGCAGCCTTCGTCTTTAATGTTGAAAATGTAAAAACGTTCTTTGAATTACAATAAATCAATGCCATGTCTTCGTCTTGATAATATGAACGACGAATTATATTTTTCACGAAGTTCGAATTATTGATTGAAATCTGAAACCATGTCTGAGAATCATTTGACTTCACTTCTTCTACATAAGTTATATCTTTTTCTTCGGAGATAATTTGACCAATAACTTCATTAGATGGACCAACAAAAGCTCTCTGAGCAACTGGACCAAAAAGGTTCTCGGTTTTTGTAATACCAACAAGCTCAACGAAATAAATTGTGTTTCCTGGAGAATTTTTCTTTTCAACTTTAGAACCAAGGACATCAAATGACATCTCTAATGGTTTTTCATCATTGTCTTTTGCTAGAATTACTTTGACAACGGAACCATCAACAATTGGGGATTGTTCAACACAAAAACCATTGTCAAAGAAAAACAAATCCAATTCACACGCAGTATCTTGAACAAACTCTCTGATAGAAAGTGATTGAATGCTCTTGTTAGGAAGTTCGTGGTCGTCTATGAAAACTCGAGTAAAATACTGAGCGCCATCTAAGTTAGTATTGTCTGATGCCATCTTAAATATATTTAGTTATAGTTCTTTGAGAATGCTATGAAATCATCAATATCTTGTTTCGCCGGGATGTTTATATATTCTAGAAGTGTTATCGCCTCTGGGTATTTCTCTTCCTGTTCATCTTCAATAGCAACATCATTCCAAATATCTTCAATTGATGGGTTGCATTTGAGAATAATCCACCAATAATCAGAGGTTCCATAAAATTTCAAAGATATAAGGTCAGGTCGCATGTAATCATTATATTGAAGACGATACTTGGTGAAATCGTATTTGAAAGTATAGTCATTAAACGCTACATTTATCAAATCACGTTCAGCAATGCCATCAACCATGTTTGTTTTGAAAAAGTTTGAACGGGAAGTTTTCATTTTTTGACCTCTGGTTTATATCCCCATCCTTCCTCAGCGGATTTTATAATAGTTTTTATAGGTCTTTCATCAAGAGCCGTTTTCACAATAACTCGGGCCATACCACTTTGTTCAAACCCTGTTCCAAACCTCTTAATATTTTCATCGGTAGTATCTGACATAGCTAGCATCGAATAAAGGCTTTCAAGGGAAATGTTAAAATCGGCGTATAATGGATATGATTGTTTTAATTTTTCACTATACACAAATTCTTTTGAATAAGTAAATTCAACATTTGTTAAAACCATGTCAGTTTTTGAAAAATACGAACCAATTTTAACATTTAGATGAGGCGGCTTTCTTGTAGTTCCAATCTTCATAATAGCATCCATAGCTGCGGCAATTGTTGTACCAACATTTAATGAAGTGGCTGCTACTGCGACTTCGGCGGCAGCATCTACCGTTTTACCAAAAAGATCCGACCCTACAGCGATAACAGATGTATTAAGTACTGGGTTATCTCCAGCTATCATCGGCAAGCAACATGCTATTAACAAATCGCATTTTTTAGTTATTGTTGGGTCATCGTATATTCTAAATTTCAAGTCTAATTTAGAATAAGCATTTCCTGGTTCAAACATTTTCTTTGAGAAAAACCCGGAATGATAAGAAGCATCAGAATTTATAAGGTCTTTTCCATATCTCGCAAACCCATCTAATGATGGAATATCTTTAATTTTATTATATTGTGCAGCAACTGAATAGCTAAATTGGTCTTTCATAAAACCAATAAGTGTGTATATTGATTTCGCATTTGGCACATTAGCATTGGGTATAATATCAATTGTTATTTTATGTTCTTGAGCAGCGGGTAACTGTGCCGGATCGACCAAATCACCTTTACCATCAGAACCATGATTTTTATAAATGCTCCATTCAGCCATTTACTTCTCCAAATTCAGAAAGAACAACATTCGCTAAAGCTGGCATGAAAGTATTTATCCAGAACGAAGCATCCGAATAAATATCATATTCAGAAATCATTTGAGGAATATTTATTTCCATTTTTCCAGATTTTGCTAAAGACCTAATTTTATTCGCGGGGGATTGTGGTATAATCATTTCCCCTTGGTGTATAAATGCTTCTTGGTCCGAATCTAATTTCCAAGAACCAACATCAAATGAATTTATAATTTCTTTTCCTGGAACGTATCCTTCTTTTTTCTGGAAAGCATCTATAATTTTCTGACGAGTAGTTTCGTCAAATGAAGATAATATACCATCTCGACCAGCAACCGCTATAACAGATTTCGCATAAGCAACCGGATCATTTTTATCCGCTGCCGGAGCATATCTTTGAAGTGCTTTAGATATTGTTAAGTTTTTATAACTATCTAGCTCAAACAATTGCTTATATAGAGCATTTCTTCCCGATTCGTAAGATTCGAAAACTAAAAACTCGCCATTCATAGTATCAATAGAACCAACTACTCCGGGCCATTGCAATGACCATTTATTAGGACGAATATTTCCTGGATTGTTTGCTCTCCAATTTATATTACCAATTCTTTTAACCGTGCTACCATCATTTCTTTTTAATGTTAATTCTCGTCCATTCGAAGAAACTATTTCAGATATATTTGTTTTTATCCCTATAGATGACATGATTGCTTGTTGCGGAGTTACATTTTGAAAATTATCACCGATAGATGACATTGTTTTAGTTTTTTGTTCAGAAATATTCTCTTGTTGATTTGAAACATTATCCGAAGGTGCTGGTGTTGGAGATTTTGTACTAGAGCCAGATTTCAAAAAATTCTTAATTGACAACATACTATCATCAATAAGCTTAAACGAATTGTCTATCTTTTCAATTGATTTTTTGCTATCTTTTTTAATCTTTGTTTTTAGATTTAATATTTCTTCATTTTTCTTAGAAGGAACATATGTCTCAGCACGATGCTCTCCAACAAGGTACGTTTTATTTTTTACAACAGAACCGCCTTGCTTTCTTGTTGATAATGGAAGAAGACCAACGTTCGGAACATTCATGAACAATTGTCCGTTCTTCATCACAATATCTCTAACACCTTGTTTCGTAGAGATTTGATATGTTTGAATTCCTGGCTTCTTTGGATCGGTTGTTGGAATTATTGAATTTCTATCTTTCATTGCGGATAGATTTTTCCCAGTCCCACTATCTTTCGCAGGAATCCAATCAGTCCCATTATTATATTCCCAATAAATGTTTGATGGATTTTTGAAATTTGGCCGGAGTTCTACAAATTCTCCCTTGGCTTGTTCAACCGAAATTGTCTTTTTAGCAATCGCAGTTTTGTTTCGAGCATCTCCAATGAATCCAGAAGTCCGACCATTTTTTGAAGCCATTGTGTTAGAAACAAGTCCCATACCCGTTCCAACAGCCATAGCCGCGATATCAAGAGGAGGCGGCAAAAATGCTCCAATAATGTTTATAATATTTCCAAAAGCACCCATTAAAGAAGAAGATATCACTCCTGACGCGGCTTGATAATCACCAGCTTGAGTATATTTGTTATAATCCGATATTCCTGATTTGATGGTCTTAAACAAATCGTAAACTGAGAAAACGGCTCCAATGACAGGAATTGCTTTTTTTCCAGCTTTTTGTATCGTTCTTATTCCAGTCTTACCAAATATCTTAAGTCCTGCCCTCATCATAGATGCTTTAGGGAACAATTTTCCGAAGATTTTTGAAAACAATGAACCACCAAGAAGCCCTGAAACGATTCCTGAAATGTTTCCAAAACCGCCACCTTCGGATTCCTTTTCCGCTTCACCTGACCCCATCCCTGGACGATTTGACAGATTCTTATCAATTCGTCTGAGTATAGTAATCTTGTCCATCATTAAAGGATTTGGTTCTGTTGTATCATAATTCTGTAATGATTGAGATGTCTTAGCTACTGGTCCAATTCCTGAAATTTTAATAACAACATTTTTCATTTCGACTTTGGACATTTTAATATTAGACAAAACGAATTTCTTGTTATTGAATTTTGTTTCTGTTAATTTTTCAGTCTTTGTCTTTTCAGGAGTTATTAGCTTTTTTACAGAAGATACAAGTTCTCTCTGATAGTTTCTAAATTTTGTGACTTCTTTTGTAACATTCTTTTTTTCATCTTTATTACTATCTTGAAGAAATCCTTTTAGAATTCTATTAAGTTGTTCAAATTCATTTATGTGCCTATCAAGAATTCTACTCGTTTTCTCAGCTTCTCTAACAGTATTTTCGTTAGATATTTGAAGCTTTGAATATTCTGAATTGAAAAAAGAACGAATATCCATCAAGCAGCCCCGAATACATTGCCAATAGTATACTCTTTAATTCTCTCATTTGTTTTCTTTGTCTTTATCATACTGGCGAATTTTGGCACGAACTCTTCCATCCAGAATTCTTTAGGCAATTGAGAATTTGAAACAACTTCAGGAGTTCTTGGAATGCTTACTTGTGAGTTTTGAAGTTTCGCAGCAGTTCTAACAAGTTCTGCTTGCGCTGCTGGAATTATCATCTCATCTTTGTGAACCTTCGAAGGCCCATCAGAAGGAACTGAATATGAGCCAATTCTGTAACTTCTTGGAATATTTGATATTGATGGTTCGGATATTTGTGGCTGTGGAACCTTCGAGGTTTCTGGTGATTCCGATGCAGTCATATTAAAAACATTCCCCAATCCTAAAACATTTGTTACTTTGTTAACATTCTCTTTTCCGAAATTAAAAACATTTGTAACAGCCGTTGCAGCCGCTTCTTTTGTTTTATCAATAACATCTCCAACCTTATCAGCAGCTTTCCCTAGTAATTTCCGAACCATGTCAAGAATGTTGGATGGCTTGATAAAATCGAAAACTGTTTTAACCTTATCTACAAAGTAATCAAATACCTTGTTAGATGATTTTGAATAGTCTTTGAACAATTCTAAAATGCTTGTTGTTGTATTGTCATCTCGCTGAGAACGTAATTGATTGTTTGGGACGATTTTTCCAGTTTCTCTTGGGGTGAACAATTCTGGGCCTTTTTCACCAACAATGTATGGCTTACCTGAATAAACCGAACCACCTTTTTCTCTCTGTTCAGCATTCAGTTCTTCAGGGTTTCCAATTTGGTCCAATGGCTTTGTGAACACTCCACCTTCATACATTTTCATCCCAGACCAAATAGCTCCAGCACCACCAATCACCAAGGCAGGAATCAGCATCTTTGGATTCTTCAGCAATTTCCCAGCCGAAGCAATCTTAGGTAAACTCTTTTGAATGGATTTAATCGGATTCAACAGATTTTTTAGTTTGGCAAATTTATTCAGGCCAAACATTCCAGCCATCAATCCTCCAACTTCACCAGCAGCACCCCCCGTAAACATTTTTATTAAATTCCCAAGACCTCCAAACAATGCGTCAAACAACCCTCCACCAGTCCCACCAGGAGTTCCGAGTTTGGTTTCGATGCTCTTCAATAACTTCAACTCTTCTAGCAAAATTGGGTCTTGTTCTGCCATGTCAAAATTCTCAAGAGACTGTGATTTCTTTTCAGTCCCAAGTCCAAGAATCTTCGGCAATGACTTCGAATTCATAATCAAATTTCCACGAACATTGATATTTGAATTCTCTATTGTGACAGGAGTTATAACATCCTTTGTCTTGGTTGCCTTTTTTTCAGGTTTGGTGATGTTTGTCTTTTTCAACAAATCCGTGGTCATCTTCAAAAGCTTGTCTACCGGATCGTTCTTCTTTTTCTCTTTCTTTTCTTTTATATTTTCAAACAAGTCAAACTGCTGAACGGTTGTCTGAATAACACGAGAAAGCTTCCTACTCTTTTCAGAAGCATTCTCTTGAGCATCATTTAATTTTTGAACAGAAGCCATTTGGGAGCTTGATAATTTGTTCATCGCTCCCATGACTTCATTCAACATGTTCGTAATGTCTGACGGATTTGTAGCCATATTATTATTTAGCGCCGCGCATGAAATCCATCAATCCAACATTCCCATTTCCAAGCGCAGCATTTCTCTTTTCTAACATATCATCTAACCGTTCTTTTAATGCCAACACTTCATAAAAATCTCTATTATTAATGTCGGGAATGTGTAGATAATATGCTAAAGAGAATTCTAAATCAATAATATCATCTTGACTTATACTTGGGAAGAAAGAAGTCTGATTGAAATCGTACCTCAATAAGAGATTCCTCCCCACAATCTTCATGCTGGCAATTGGTTGAAACTTCTGGAGAAACACCAATCTCGTTGTCAGAAATATAAGTCTCAAGATACGCATAGTCTTCAGGATTCAAAGACAATAGATAATCATAAACGTACTTTGTATTATACTCTGTACCATTTATAGATTTGACCATAGCCGCAACTGACAAAATATCTTCATCATATTCTACAGAAGTCTTATTCTTCAAAATCTGAGAAACCTTATTTTCATCCCGAACCTTTGGAAATGAAATTCTTAGAACATCATCGGTTGTCAGAAGCTTGAAATCATCATTCGCAACAAAATCGTCCTTAAGATATTCAACCCTAAGCTTGTCCATGGTGAAAAGATAATGATTTGACCGACCACAATGACGGCAGGTAAACTCAGTAGAATACCCTTCATTCTTATATGTGTTCGCTCTTAGCCAAAACAAAATGAATACCTTATCAGCAACATATAATTCCTGAATATCAATACCCTTAATTGTATTCTTGAGAATTTCATTGATGACAAACTGATAATTCGAATCTGTCATTGATGCTAAAAACCGAACTTCCTTAACTGTCAAAGGGCGACCATAAATCTGCGTACCTTCAGGATACAACCGATACTTTGTTGGAATCCCCTCAATCAAATAATAATTATCCTTCTTTGTGATAGGTTCTTGCGGTTCAACAAAATCCTTCACAATAGGACTTCTCTTCTTTTCAACTGCCATGTTTTACCTTTCGTTTATCGACCAGTTTGATTCACTGCGCCTTGATGCTCTACAAATATATAGTGGTCGGCGTTGAACGTTACATCATAAAATATTTGCTTACCATCCTCATAAGAAAACGATGGAGTGGACGATTTCATATAAAAACAGTTCTTGAAATATGTCTTGTTAACATTCTTTCCATCTGGTCTATATGTGCTCACAACAATATTCGGAATCACCGTTTCGCTATAAGGTTTCAAATATCCATCACTTCTAATATTACGACGGACGAGCTTATGAATCATGTTCTTCACCCGTCCTTCGTCATCTTCCTCAAACTTTATTGTGAATTCAAACCCATCATGGTCAAGAACCGGGAATTTCTTGAAGAATGGACCATAATTCATTTCTTCTCTCTTAAATCCATAATTAGGAAGCTCAACTGAAATAGCGTGAAAAGCATCCATGTCACTAAAAACTCCAGTTCTATCAGTTTTGGCTAATCCAGTATCAAGCCCAGATTCGTCAAAATAAACCATGAAATTATAAGAACGTTGGATTGATTTTCGTTCGAAGAAGTTGGCGGTCCTCGTTGTCAAGGATCCGCCGTCGCTCAAAAAAAGATTATCATCAGCACTTCCCATTTACTTAGCTCGCATTCTCCGAAACATTGAGTGTGAGCTTTTGACCAGCTTCACCAATTGCCGGATTCTTGCTTGTTTCGCCAAGAAGCCAGAAGTCAAATTGGAATGTAGCATTATATTTTACAGATTCGCTTGTAGTGTAATCAAGAGAAACAGAATCAACATTCTGTAGCCAGCAATTGTAGAAGTATACAGAATTTTTGAACGGCTCTCCATTATAACGAATTGGAGTTACTTTAATCATGTCCACGTAAGCATCTGTCAACGCCGCGCCACGTTTCTTTGAAGAATTGGAGTGCCCCTTGGTGATGTCAAAAATCATCTGTGCCCAATTGTAAAGGAAAATTCCAACACCCTGAGATTCCGTTTCCTCAAAAGTTATCTGAGTGGTGTTCTCAAATGTTGGCTTTCCTGGGAAGAACTGTTTCATAGCACCGAAGTTTGATTCGATGGCATCAGTTCCGCGAGATGGTAGGGAACAAGTCCGTGCCCGAAGAGTAATATCTTCATTTTCCCAATTAGTTCCAAGAGCGGTACCTTCCATTCCTGGAATCCGCTTACTTGTGAAATTCACAATCTCAACTTCAAATAAGAATGAACGCTGAATATCCGCGAAATTCTTAATCTTCCGTCCTTCTATATACATTTGTCCTTTGTCTGCCATTTTTTACTCCTTATTCAGCCACCGATACAGAGTCGGCAGTGATAACAACCTTCAAATTAATATATTCAATCGCGTATGTTGGTTGAATATAAAGATCGACATTCAAGATATTCTGAGCGATTGTGGTAGCTGTGTTGTTAGTTCCATCACAAACAACCCGATAACTCTGAACACCTTCACCAGTCTTTACAGAAGCCATAAAAGTGTTAATCAAACTTGAAATGCGCTCTCTGGACTTGTCAGAATTTCCTTTGAACAAGAATCCAGCAAGAATATTCTCAACATTCCGCTCAACATACAATAGCATCCGACGAACATTTATTCTGTCTCTAGCAGTGTTCTTCAATTGAGCAGTCTTCTGACCCCAAATGTACTGAACGCCGCCGATCCGCTTGACAGAGTTGATGTTGTAGTTTTCGTACAAATCTCCCATGTCAGCATCAGAAAGAGCTAGATTTTGCTTCGCCGCAGGAACTCCACCAAAATCGATGCCCGCAGGAGTTTCCCAACGATTCGCAACTCTGTCAACACGAGCCATCGCTTCAACTGCGAAAACCGAGTTTGGAAGCCAGACACGAACAGAATTGTATGGGTCAAGAATCTGCTGCCAACCAACATACTTGCCCCAATAGGAAGGATTTGAAACCGTTCCTGAACCTGGGCCAGCAAAGTCAGCCGCAATCACTTGGGTCTTGTTCTTGTCAGAAATTTTTCCAACATTAGTCACTGCGAAAACGTCAAGCCTCTTTCCAACAACACCGTCAACAGTTGAAGCAAAACCTGTATCAACCAAGTTTGTTGAAGCATTTCCATTTACCGGAGTGACGCTGAACAAATCAATTGCTTCAGAAGACTTGTTTGAGAAAAATGCCCAACCAGCCTGATAACTCGCGGTTGAAACTGTTGCGAAATTAGTATCAACACCGCCCGCAAGCTGGAAATATGTTGAAGTATATCCGGGCATTACTGTGTTTGACCTAACATAAATGTAGTTAGAATTTCCATTAACAACTTCATCAACAAACATCGTGTTTCCAGAATTATCCAAAATAGCATAATCATTAGAAACATAGAAAGATTCATCAGGAGTGGCAGAAATTGAAGACCAAATGTTCGCAAATGTATCCGTAGGCTTCTTCACATAAACATTGAGCTTGAAAATTGAACGCCACTTAGCATTTGCCGCAGAAGTGTTGTCATCATACTTATATTTCCAATCAACCAATCCATTTGTGCCAGACTGAGATGGAGTGATAACCGAAATAGCAATATCATTTCCCCAAATACCTGGAGCAATAGCATGAACATCCAAAACAGATGTTGGGTTGGAAGAAAAATCACCAATATCATTTGCTGAATAACCATCAGGATAATTTGAAGTCACTCCTGAAGTCGCCGTAGCAGTGACAGGAAGTGAAACAGAACTAGCAGAAATGGTGCCTGACAATCCAACACCAGCGTAAACCTCTGTTCCATTTGTTAGACGGACGAAATAAACATTGTTGGATTCCTTCAATGCTTCACGAGCCGCATAAATGCCATAATCAATCGTCTGCGTCCCAGGAACTCCACCAGAAACTAGAGGAGCCCCAAATTTTGTGATTAAGTCCTGTTCAGACGAAACAAGAACTTTACTATTAACTATACCTTTTCTGGCAAGACCAACAGTAGCAACCACGGTAGTATTATCAACAATATTAACCTGTGAATTGTCTACTTCAGTGGTCACTATACCAGGAAGTCTATTTAATGCCATGTGTCATTTTCTCCTTATATCTAAAACTATTTATCATTTAGAAAAAATTACTTCCTGGATAAAAATTCCCATCATATCCCGAATTTCCAAATGGACTTTCATAGATAGACGAATCACCAAAACCATTCCCAACTATACTCCCATCAAGAATAGCAAATGACGAAAAATCAACACTTCCACCATCTTTCGAAGTAGCACCACTGTCATAATAATCCGTTTTCAAATAATACAATGCCCAAATTAATGAAGTCACACAATCATCATTTTCATTCTGCCCCTCAGCATGGTAAACATCCGGAGAAACTTCAACATACCGAGAAAGCTCATATATCGTCCGCTTGTCATGAATTTCTAACCAACCATTGTCAATATACTGCTTTAATAATAAATTACCCTCTAACTTTGATTTTCGGGTCGATCTAATTCCAAGCTTCCCTTTATCTATATTACACAATCCATCAAAATTATACTTGTTCCATAAATCACGACAAAGAACTTCACCAACGTCATTACTCTCAACCATCGCCTGACAATTGTTGTAATATTGTGAAATCCCCATTATAATATCCGGCATCAATTCAATCTTAGTATAGTTTGAACGATATACCGCTACCTGCTCAACATTGTTCTCAGAGTTAAGCTTCAATACCTGTATAACCGTGTAGTCCGAACCAGTTCCCTTACTCGGGTCAACACCAATCACATACTGACATTCCTCTTTCGGATGTTCGTAAATCTGAAAAGCACCCGAATACTTTGTAATGTCGTCCGGCTCTCTCGGTATAAGTGTTTCAAGCTTTTCAGGAAGAATCAACGTGTTTGAACTCCCAAGAAACTGACAATCAAACTCCTGAGCAAATTGCTGCTTCGAAGTGTTACGTATCATCGAATCCTTCCAAGCATCATCTCGATCTGGATGATAATACCACGGAATCTTCACAGCATAAAAATCAGACTCACCAAGAACCGCCTTTTTGTAAATGTTGTAAAAGTGATTCAATCCATTAGGTGTAGATACCATGATAATTTTCGAAGTCTTGCCTGATGAAATTGTCGGCATAACAGAAGCATAAAAATCCTCCCAAATGTGGTCATACACAAACGCGCATTCATCTAAAAAAAGCAAATTACATGACTCGCCCCTGGAGGAGTTTGATGATGTAGAAGCAGCAAATACACGAACACTATTTTCCAAAATTACTGAGTTTTTATTCCATTCTTTAACTCCTCTTTGAAGCCATAATGGAAGCATCGCATACGCCATTTGTATTCTTGATAAAATTCCTTTAGCAGTTTTTTCATTATTTGCTAAAATTGAAATATTATAGTCCTTCTTAAACAACATTTCATGAAGAATAAAAATTGTAGATACTGTAGTTTTTGACATTTGACGAGCTGACAGAACAACAACGTGCCGTTTATTATCGGGCGGGCTTGTCATAACTTTAAGTAATTTCTTCTGAAACTCCCAAAGCGGTATTTTGATTTTACCATCATCCAGATTCTGAATGTAAAAATATCTGGATGCGAAATATAAAATATCTTCAGAACATCTAACAACTTCATTAATCATTTCCTGACTATATTCATAAGCTTCACCTTCAGCTCGTAATTGTTTATTCCCATCAAACATTTTTCTTCTCCATTGGTTCAAATCCCCAGCCAAGTTCAGCCCAAGTTTTTCCAATCATTGTTTTGTTTAATTTTGAATCATGGTTAACTGAAAACGAATTTACTTTATTGTTATTTTTGGCTAAACATCTGTCTCGTATAGTTATAAAACCGTTTCCTAATTTTGTTGCTGCCGCTTCCAAAGAGTCAAATTTCCCCCAAGGAGTTACCCAATATCCTTTGAACGAATTACTTTCTGTTCCTTTTTTCTTACCTTTTAATGATTCTGAAACTCGTTTACATGTTTCCTCTGACCGTTTCATTCCACGATGTTTCTCAGCCATTTTTCTTATCTTTTCTGGATTTTTATTAATTTTATCTTGCCACGGATGCGACTTCCCTTTCTGTCGTTCCGAAATACGTTTTCTATATTCAGGATCCGCCATCATTTCTTTGCGAACTTCTGAATTTTTCAATGCTTCCGACAATCGTTTCTTTGTTTCGTCCGACATGGTTCCAACATTTCCACCAGTCCGCAAATTATAGTTATCGTCTCTATTTACAAACTCTTCATTTACTAATTCATATTCTTTCGCATTAGCTTCTTCAAGAGTATCAAATTCGAATAGTATTTCCCTCTTAAAGTTTTCGCGGCCATATTTATTAACCGCGTCTGTAAAAGCCCAACCAGTTCCTATATATTTGTCAGTCTCAATATTTTCTGATTTGTGTAAGCCAATATAAATCTTTCCATTTATTAAGTTTGTTGTTTTGTATATATAATATTTCATGCGTTCAACCTTTATAGTATTTCTTATATATAGTGGAGGTCAGCCCGAAATCGATCAGGACTGCTTCATTTTCATAGATTCCCCAGCTTGAAATTCGTATAAGGTCGCCAACGGACAGGTCATAATCTCGAATCAATCCACACAGAGTTCCGACGAATTCATTTTCATTTATTATTTTTTCTTTATAGTAGTCGTGTTTGATATTATATTTTTTCTTATCTTTTTCATATTTAAGATAGGTATGTAAGTCGCACATTTTGATATTTGTGAATTGTTCAAACATTGGTAAATCTATCATTGATGCTTTTTTGAACACGTTATAGATGCCATTCCCTGATTTTACAAGAGTTGCGACGTTGTGGGTGTTTGATTCTGAGATGATGGATTCGATGAGATTTTGTTCGAACCCTTTTTCATTCTTTGCCACTTTGATCACGTTTTCACCAAGCACGAACACGACTCTTGCGGAACCATGGGCTAGAGTTTCGAGACGGGATTTACAATAATGGATTCTGCCGGGGTAACTTGTTTTTGTTTCTAACTCGGCTAGACTGAATGGTGAGATTTTGTTAATGTATTCATAGACATTCATTTAATCTTCGTTTTCAGGACTTCTTCAATTTCTTTTTTAGATTTTTCGACAATATCAGTTTCATACAATCTGGAAAACCATTCTCTTGTGACGACGTTTTGCCTGTCTTCTAGGTGGAACAAGATTTCGTCAGAGTCTTTGTTTTCAAGAATGATGAGGAATTTTTCGAACCATGATTTTTGTTGTTTCTTTATCACGGTTTCTGGTAATGAGCCGTAGAAGCCTTTTGTGTAATACTTATCAAACACTTGTTCAAAAATATCAAGTTTGGTTTGCCGGATGGACGCTTGGTAATATTCTCTAAATCTCATATTAATATTTATTACCCTTCAACCGAGACATATTTTTTTCTGCCGTCAATCAACTCACTGTATAGGTAATTTTCTGGAGGTGCGGCAGAGATATCCATTCCTGATGTTGAGTATGTTTCTTTATTAATTGTATCGTTATTATAGAAATAGTTTGTATGAATGAATTTGATAATATAGTCTTTAGAAACTGGACGATATAGATAACCATGGACTGTGAAATTTAGGTTTGAGTTGATGTAACGATGGTCTTCTTCACCCATTTCTTGAGGATAGTCTAATGGAACATCTCCGGAATGAATCACTTTTAGATTTCGTTCGATGTTGAGGAAATTGAATTCTTTCACTCTGAGTTGAAGTGAAGGATTGAAGCCAGGGAGGATGTTTTCAATGATCTGAGAAAAATCTGAGATTGATTCTGTTTTGATTTGGACCGTGAAATTGAAATTGTATGGAGTTGGTTGAACATCGGACCAAAAATCATCAGCCGCAGACAGAAGGATTGGATCGTAAAATTGCCTGAGTTCATTCACACCGGTAGCTCGGTCAGAATCATATGAAAGTGAAGTGAGTTCGACTTGGATGCTTGGAAGTGTTGGATAATATTTCTTCCCGGATTCTCTCTGTGCTTGGAATAGATAATATTTTTCAGCAGGGCCAAATTTCACAGGAACATCTATAACTTTGATGATGGTTCCTGTTTTATCTTTTCTATAAACTTTGATAGCATTGAACATATCTAAAAATGCGATTGTGACATTTCTAGTTTCGTCTTTGAAGTAATATTCTTGAAGCATTAAATGTCCTCTAAAATCTTTCTAAGCTGCGAACGAATGTGACGAAGCTTTACTATTTGTGATTCGTATTTTTCAAGGTCAGAAATGTTAATACTTGAGAATTCGGATGTTATAAATTCTCCAAGCTTGTTATAATCTGTATCAATCTCAGATTTTAATTCCTCTATGAAAGAATCGTCACGTGAAAAGGAAGACTCAAGGAAATAAAGAACTGATTTTATATTCATATTAGTATTTATGCGACTAACAATTCATTAAAACATATTAAGAATGTTTAATAGAATAGCGTTAGACATCAACTAAAGCCTGTCACTCCACCAATCATTTCCTGGGTCATTGGGAGGGCATTCGGTCACTTCTGGTTCATACAAAACATTAACCTTCTCTTCATCAATCACATCATTCAATCCATAAATGTCGACCCCGTCAATACCAGATGCCGATGTTGTAATATAATCCCCAGCAGAAATTATCTCAGACCCAAATAGATACCCATTATTCTTCATTTCAATCAGATGTAATGTCCATGTATGTTTTCCTTGAAGGAATATTTCATCTTCTTGTTTGACCATGTTGATTGAATAGAATTTGTCATTATATCTAGCATACACGAAATCACCAATCTTCGGTTCATAACTAGGATATGTTGCCGAATTTCCAAAAGAATCATATTTAGATGCTTCAGCAAAATGGAGCATGTTGATATAGATTGGGAAATTATCAATTACAACAGTACCAAGAGAAGAATATGTTTTCTCTTCTTTCGGCAATTCATAGTGAGCATTATAATCAAAAGCTCTTGTTATTGTTCTAGCATTATCTTCACCATACAAAGTATCCGCCGAAATTGAAGTAACATAATATCTCATTGGAACTGCTGCGTGATTGTATGCTTCCATTTCTAACACATCATACAATTCCCTCTCATTATCATACGCAGAAGTACATTTGACGAAGAAATTGTTTGGTAATGCGCTCCATTCATCGTAATTCATGCTTTGATGTTCTTCCTATCAGATTCAAAATCAACTTCAATCTCGTTCAATTGGGAATTCTGTCTAGCGTCCGAGATCATTTTTTCAAGATCATTCGAATTCAGCACGTAGGAATTGTTCACTGTGACTGGACCATTGAACGAATTCTTGTTGACTCCTGTTTCTGTTTCTCTAACAACCATTCTTCTTTCAGCAATCGCGACATCAACAACATCTCTATTCAACTGTCTCAATTCTCTAAGAGCATTATGAATAGCATTACAAATCAATGTATACACTTCAAACATTGACGCTTTCGTTCCTTGTTTCATTAATTCATCTTCTAATCTAGCTTTAATGTTTTGATTTGATGCTATTAATGATTTAAGCTCAAATTCAATATATTCTTTATCTTCCATTCGATACGCTTTTGTTCTGACTTTTTCATTAGTCTTCTCAAGCGCAGTTATCTCTTCATTAATCTTTTCAATTTCAAGATTAGCTGATGCCATTTCTGATTCAAACGATGTATTTAATGCTTTTGAAATTGGGTCTGTCATAAAAGTCCTCTAAAACTATTTACTGTTCATCATTTGAGAAAAAACAAAATTCTGTACATATTCAGAAAAATCAATGTCTTTATTATATAGTCCTGGAGCATTATCTTTAATTGCCTGTTCTTTTATTTTTTCATATTCAATATTTATTCGGTCTTGAAATTCTTCCTTCATGTGATTTTCATGCCATTTATGAAGAACGTGATGATTTGTTGCTATTGAAGAAATTTGAATATTGTAAAACATTGCAATCAAACCAACAACATCATCTTCTCCACCATATCTACCATCAAACGAACTTGAAAATATTCTTCTATTCCCAGTTATCTTTTCATTAATGTTTGAAATGATATTAGCCGAGGATGGTGTAATTCCAAGACAACAAGAAATCGTCAATAGACCATTCTTAGCGAAAAATAAATTCGTTATATCCAAATTTTTATCATCATTAAATATAAGTCCTTTTACCCAAGGAATAATTACTCTTCTATCTTCATCAATATGGCCATTATTATCTTCTAATCTTCTACTTCCAATTACTATGCCATTTTTGTTTCTTTCAAATTCCAAAGCAAACTGATGAAATAAATCAGGAGAAGGAATACAATCACCATCAAGAAAAATTACAGGGAGATTATTAAATGTTGAATATGCCAAATCTCTACAATACCCAGCCATAAAATCCGAGCCATTTTCATTTTTAATTATAGTTGTGTTATACTTGTTGGAAAAATCATTTATCATATTTTCAGAATCGTCAGTACATCTATCAAGAACAAATATAAAATTGTTTGGTTTGATAGATTGTGAGGAATACGAATCTAACAATTGAGCTAGATTCTTCTCCTGATTATGTATTAATGTTATTGTGTTAAAATCCATATTATCCAGGTATTGATTTGAAAACATACCAATATGTTCCATCATATACAAATATCATGTTCATTAATAATTGAATTTCATTAACCGTGCCGTGTGCTTGAGATGTAGTATTATTATTTGTAATTATAATTGATTTACCATGTCCATTAACATTACATGTATTTGGATTTCCCGAACTCCCACCATTAGTACCCATTATCATAAAAGAACATCCTGCTGTTGGAGATGCTGGTAAATAAATTGTACCTGTAGCTGTTGTTGATTGAGTCTTTGGTATAACATAATAATATTTACCCTGTTCAAGAGTATAATCATAACTTGGAATCGTGAATACTCCCATCCTAGCTGCTGGAAGATTTACATTTCTAGTTATATCAATATTACTTGTTGATAATTTTCCAATTGTCACAGGAGTATCTACATAAGAACCTGCGTTATACGAATCAATTTCAAATTTTCCAGAGCTTCCAGTTCTCCCATTAATTCTAAAATCATCATTTCCCGAATTAAATACAATTGTACTTCCCATAGTACCACGTAGAACTAATGCACTGCTAAGATTTGAACCTCCACCGAGTAAAAGAGACGAACTTCCGCCACCATTTATTATACTAAAATCTGTTCCATCATATCCAACCTTCGGGCCATCAGACGTAAATTTGAGATACGCTGTTTCTGAATTAATTGCTCCTTTTAATAATGCTGTACTTTCATGATCTATGTCTCCAATCCAAAGATCGTTACCTATTAGTAAATTTTCTCCCGAACCATCATTTGTAATGTATAATTTTGCAAAACTTGGACTTGCTGAAGTGTTTAAATTCTGGTTGACCAAATCAAGTTTTGATTGATTTAAGTGTGTATGAGTGTTTGCATAAGCAGTATTCCAGTTGGATATATCTGAATCGGTTAAATTGACAGAATCCCATACGGTGTGCCATTCGCCCCAAACGCCAGTGTCTTGCGATCTAACCTGGATTTGGCCGGTAACATTTGCTACAGCTACCTGCGAGTCCCACCCCACGGTGGTATCCCAGCCAAGATGGAGGATCGCGGAATCGCCCTGTGGAGGCTTGTGTGCCGACATAGAATTGGTTGCCACGAATGACCGCACTCCACCATTACCATCTTGCGCGAGGTTACAGTCGGTAGGACGCGAGGAGTACCAGTTGTACAGCTCTTTGACACCAGAGGCCGTGATGTAGCCAGGGCCATTCGTAAGCTGGTTGAGATTGGTGAGATTAGATGTATCCCAAAGAGTGACTATTGGCCCCGTGTGACGGTTGTACTTAAACACAGAGGATTCGGGAGAATAGTACAAAAGGGCGGCGTTCCCTCCGACATTACGAAACCCGACGCCAGCGGCATAAGTATTACCACTAGTAGCGACTCGACCGGTAATAAGACCGGCTTGTAAATATGCGGTATTTGCCGAAGTGGAGGGCAGCGTGTCCGCTCGGGCCTCCAGATGATTTCCATTGGCAAGCGTGAGCGATCCAACGCCGGTGTCCCCTGCCTTGTTGACAGGAGTGTACCCAAGAGAAAGTTGTTTCGTGTTTAACTGTGTCTGAATATTTGCTGAGGTTCCATCAAGGTAACCAATTTCTGTATTTGAAACATTGCCAACCGTCAGTCCTGAGAATGTTGGACTTGCTGAAGTGTTTAAACTCTGGTTGACCAAATCAAGAGTTGATTTGTTTGAGTGGGTATGAGTGTTCGCCGCTGCGGTTTCCCAATCTGCTGAGTTTGAATTAACAGTTGTGTAATTTGATGACCATTGACCAATTTGAGTATCTGAGACAAATCTGTCGGTTGAAGAATCTTGAATTTTTGATACTGGGATTGTTGGAATGTCTCCAGATGTCAAAGTTATGCCTGCTATTACTCTTCCATAAGCATCAGTTGTTACTTTTGTATATGTTCCAGATGTTCCGGTTGTTGATAAAGATAATGTTCTGTTTGTTGAAAGATCGCCGCCGCCCGTCAAACCCGTTCCGGCAGTAATCGTGATTGTTTTTAATGCTTTTTGAGAATCGAGTGCTGAAATGGTGTTGAACTGTGTCTGAATGTTTGCTGAAACTGTGTCAAGATATCCAATTTCCGTATTTGAGACATTACCAACCGTCAGTCCTGCGAATGTTGGACTTGCTGAAGTGTTTAGACTCTGGTTGACCAAATCAAGAGTTGATTTATTTGAGTGAGTGTGACTGTTCGCTGCTGCGGTTTCCCAATCTGCTGAGTTTGAGTTAACCGTTGTATAAGCAGTATTCCAGTTTTGATATGGAGATGTTCTCGCGGAAAGATTGTTAAACTGTGTCTGAATATTAGCCGAAACATTATCAAGATATTCAAATTCTTGATTTGAAATGTTTCCAGAACCAATTTTTGTCGCTGGAATCTGAGGAACATCTGCGGATATTAAATTTCTTGCTGATGTTATATGCCCTGTTGAGTTTGTCACAATGTTTGAATATGTTCCTGCAATTCCTACAGTTTGATGAGATATTGTTCTATTTGTATTTAAGTCTCCGCCTCCAGACAACATTTCTCCGGCGGTTATTGTGATTGTCTTCAAAGCTTTCTGAGAAGCAATGGCAGAAATGTTGTTGAATTGGGCCTGAATGTTTGCTGAAACTGTGTCAAGATATTCAAACTCTTGATTTGAAATATTGCCAGAACCAATTTTAGTTGCTGGTATTTGAGGAATGTCTGCTGAAGTTTGGGGACGGCCAGAAATTACACGTCCATAAGTATCAGTTTGCACAATGTCATAATTTCCAGACGTACCAAATGGAGAAAGTGATATTGTTCTATCAGCAGTTAATGTACCTCCTCCAGTTAATCCAACCCCTGTATTAACTGTTCGGCTAGTTGGAACTTTTTCACTATCAAGTTCATTTATAGCATTTTGAACATTTGCAGCAGTTATATTTCCAGAAGGAGTATTTGTAATTTGCTTTGCATTATAATCTCCATCAATCGGAACAATCGCTCCTAGACGGCCATTCCAAGTTGATATTGCGTCAGTATTATCTATTTTATCCCAATATATGCCATCCGACACAATCCAATCACCAACATGCCATTTGATACCTGTTGGGAATAACGATGCTGATGTATTAGGATTTAGACCATTTGGAATCGTAGTTCCTGAAACTGTTACAATATAAAAATTACCTGAAACCGAACTTGGTACTGGCAATACTGGACTGTTTGTATTTGCGTTCCAAGTACCCGCATATCTTAATTGCCCAAGAATAAAATCTGGAACAGAACTTGTATATATTTTTGAATTTGAATCAAGAGCAGCATATCCAAGCGAGTTACCTTTCTCAGAACGTGCTTGATATGCTGTTAAATTTGTTGTATTTGTTTTTGAGTTTAGCTGAGTTTGTATGTTAGCCGAGACAGTATCTAAATATTCAAATTCTTGATTTGAAATATTACCTGAACCTATTTTTGTAGCAGGAATTTGAGGAATATCTGCGGAAGTTTGAGCACGGCCAGACACGACTCTTCCATAAGCATCAGTTTGAACAATGTCATAATTTCCAGATGTTCCAAATTGAGAAAGTGATACTATTGGAGATGCCGACAAAAAAGAATTTGAAATTACTATTCCTGTTCCTTGTTGTATGGTTGCGTTTTTAGCCAATTTTGAATCAATCTGATTTTGAATATTTGAAGTAGTGCCATTAAGAAATTGAAACTCATTATTATCAACCGAGCCATCTGCAATTTTAGTTGTGTCTATCCCAGAAGGCATATCTACAGCAATCAAATTTCTTGCAGATGTTATATGCCCTGTTGAGTTTGTCACAATGTTTGAATATGTTCCAGAAGTTCCTACAGTTTGATGAGATAATGTTCTGTTTGTGCTTAAATCTCCGCCGCCCGTCAAACCCGTTCCGGCAGTAATCGTGATTGTTTTTAATGCTTTTTGAGAATCGAGTGCTGAAATGTTGTTTAACTGAGTCTGAATGTTGGCAGAAGTGCCATTAATATATTCTAAAGTAACAATAGAAACATCACTTTCTCCAATATTCTTATTAGCATCAGATATAAGAACTAAATTTCCAGAATATTGTGAATTATAAAAAGTATTTGCTGATATTCCCAATCCGGATAAATTACCAGTTAATGTTCCTCCAGAAATCGGAAGAAATCCTACAAGACTATCTTTTATATTTGCTGAAATATTTGTAAATTGATTCTGAATATTAGCAGATACTCCATTAAGGTATTCAAATTCAGTATTATCAATTATTCCAGAACCAATTCTAGTAATAGGTAATTGCGGAATGTCTCCAGATGTCAGAGTTGTTCCTGTTGTTACTCTTCCATACGTATCAACATTAACTTTTGTATATATTCCTCCAGATAAAATATTTTGCAAAGATATCGTTGGAGATGCTGAAATATATCCCCCGCCTGTCAATCCATTACCAGCACTAACAATCCAATTCCCTGGTAATGTAGCATTTTTCAAAACGTTTATTTGCTCTTGTACATCAGCACTGACAGCCGAAATGTATGAAAAATTTGTTTGAGATAAATGATAATATTCCGATAATGCCGCTTTTCCACCTTGAAGATTGGTTAAATTGTTATGATTTGTTATTCCACCACCTGTAGAAGAATTTACCGCGAATGGTGATTCTATAATACCTGAAGAAGCTCCGTATTGAAGTATAATGCGGCCAACATATAAGCAATGATTCAACACTACATTCGGAACTGTTGGAAATGCTTCTAGTTTTGCGGCATCTAATGTATTGTATTGATCAGTTCCATAAACCATCAATATTTCTTTTTCATCTCCAATAGCTCTAAACATCCATCTTACCAAATATTTGTTTGTTCCCGCAGAAACTAAATTAGTACCATTATCATATCTCGTATTATCATAAGTTCCGGATGTTAAGTTAAATGTCCAAATTCCTGATGTGTGATGTACTTCTGTTAAATTATCAATGTTTGAATTATAATAAGAAATATTGTATGGAGTAACACCGGCATAAACAACCGCCGACGTTACCAAAACATGGCGCGTCCCATCTTCTAATAAACTCAATCCTCCTTCAAGACTTCTTTTAAATGGCTCTGTAGAAATTAATGCTATATCAACTTTGTTTGCTAGCCCAATACCTTTATTATGGAAACTCATCCCGTGAATAGTTCCATTAATATTCCAGAAAAGATAACAAGCTACAACATTTGATTGATTTATGGTACTCTTATCTGAAGTTACAGACAATATCGGGGAACCATTATTCCAAGTCGCGACAACATATTGATTTATGCCACCTGAAGTAATGTTTAATGTTGTTTCTGGTACAATTTTTCTATGTATGACTCCTTGGAATGATGAATTATCAAATATGTTAATTTCAAATGAAGGAATATAAACTGAATTAGTTAATCGGGTTTCTTGTGGCAGATTTATAGCGCCTGTTGATATAGGAGTAACTGGTCTTTTAATACCATATTCATCAACAATATATGCTACGTTATCTGTACTGAAGTTAAGATTAGTAAATCCAATGTCAGAAGACGCCGAAGTGTCTTTTCTTTTTAACGATAAACTACCATTCTTAAATCCAGCCATTAACATAATCTCCAAAAGGACGCCCGAAGGCCATTATAGGAGTATTTATAGGAATTAAATACTAATTTTTATAAGAATCTAATAAATTATTTTCCAATAACTCTAATTCATTATCCGGTATGTGTTTATCGAATACTATCAATTCCGAAACAATTGCGTTAATTCCTGTATTATAAGTGCTGGGAGATGTTTTTGCTCCAAATGAAAAATATCCGTTCTGAGACAAATCAATTGGATGAGCAGCACGGGATGCTATATACGAAACTGTATTTTTTGAATATTTATTACCATTGACTTTTGTAGTTATTGTTGTAAAATCATCTTGAACTGATACAATATTGGTTTGCTGATTTATAGCAATAGGCCCGCTTGTAGTTGAATTTGTTATCAAAACCGTTCCATCATTTGAAACAATATGCGCTTTAATTTTTGTTAAATCCGTAGAAACTACCATAGGGGCATATATTGTTGATGGTGTTCCTGCTGACATTTCACACCAAAGAGTTGTCTGTTGTGCTTGGGCACTTAATGATTTAAACGCCGCGATTGATGTAGTTGCTGATGTGTAAGCTGACACTCCACTTGTTCCGAAATATCCTTTAGTTCCATCAAATAGCGCACCAAGAATATTACCATTATAAATTAAGTTTCCTCCATTCGATCCAATATATGCTCTTCTTGATAACTGTGTTGCGCTGACGTGAGCAGAATTCGGAGATTGGTCATACCATGTTCTAACATATCCACTTGTAGATGTTGCTGATAAGAAATTGTTAATTGCTGATAAATCAACAATTCCCGTATTGTCAGCATAGATATCTAAATTTGCCCCATCTGTGCGATAAATATTCAACAACGGCCCATTATAAGCAGATGTTAATTTTCTAACAGATAATGCTCTATATGGTTTTGATGAAATATTATCTAATGGATAAACTACTATTGGTTTATCACTTATTACATTTCCAGAAGCCGTCCCGAATTCATTTGTAGATGTCACATTTGCGGACAATATTGTATTTATAGTAGCACTAACTAATAACGAATTCGCGGACGTTTTGATTGTTTGCCATCCATATTCTGGTTTATATATATTGAAATTATAAGCACTTAAAGGATAGTTTGCGTCATCCCATCCAAATCTAATCTTCCCAGTTGATGTTTTTGTTGCTGAAATTCCATTAATAGGATATGGAATATTTTCTTCATATGAATAAAGAGAATTTGAAGCAGATATTCCTTTTATATATTCATATTCAATTGCGGTTGGCCGTGCAGATGCTAATGGTGCATAAACATCGTCTTTATATGTTCCGGGGTCGTACCAAGGAACAAATATATGAGCATAACTTAAAAATTCAAACGCTGTATAATTCCATCCCCATTCTTCAAATATTTCTATACATTCTTTAACCCATTGAGCCGCATTTTGTGCCCAACGAACAACGCCAAATTCGCCAACATAAATTGGAACATTGTGAGCCAATTGAAAATCTCTAACTGGCTGTAGAAATTCCTTCATAGTTGTTTTATTAACATATTTTCTATATTGAGAATCATAATATCCTGGGTAGTAATCCGCAGAAACTCCCCAATCGGATACTGTATATCTTCCTGTGAAATAATTATGAAGTTCATAAACTGCCGGATATTTAGATGGTTTAATAGAAGTAAAACCAAATGCGTTTGATAGTCTAGTACAAGTTAATGAAAATCTCGCAGTTGGATCAATTTTTAGAATTTCCCTACAGCACAATTCTTGATATTCATTAACAGACATATCAAATCTTGTGTCTTGATATTCCGCAGAAATTCCAATTGTGTTTTGATTTGTTGCGGGTTCGTTAATAATTCCATAAGCAAAAATTGCGGGGTGTCCTTTAATTGCAGATGCAACTCTTCGCCACATTTCAATATTTTTTTCTCTTATATCAGAATCAATTAAAAATTTACCCTTTCCATTAATAGTATCAAAACCAAAACGAACGTGCATATCAATTATTACTTTTATCTTATTCTGAGCACAATAAGACAATACTTTTTTTAATTGATCTATTTTAACATTTAGCCACTCTTGTGCTTTTTCCCAATCATAATAATCAAACTGAACAGAATCTCTATTAAGCGGAACAATTTGCCATCGTATAACATTTAAATTATAATTATCTTTAAGCATTTTAAATTGAGACAAATCAACATCAAATCCTGACAATCCTATAACATTTGATATATTTCCACCACGCGCAACATTCCCAAAATAATTTGTAACCGGAGTTAATGTATTATCAACAACATATTGATTTTTTTTAGTTGCATATATCATTTGAACATTTTTTATTAAAGCTGTTCCACCCGATGTTATACCAATCTGGATATAATCATATTGAACGCCTTCTGGGAAATAATAAACCGCGTTATTATAAAAATCTGTAAATTCTCCGCTCGTAGCTGACTTGATATAACCATAAGAAGTTGCTGATGTTGTATAGAATTTATGGTCAATACTTAATGGTGTAGTTCCTGATGTGATTTTATAATTAGCATATAAATTTAACAAACACCCAGAAAATTTAGAAATATCAAAATATATATTACAATACCTTGTAGATGATGTTGGATTTGTTGCAGATATACACCAAGCAGAAACTTCGGAAACATAAACTTTTGAAAAATATGGATAATTTTGTATAGCGGATGTTGGTAAATTTTTAATATCCATAGTATATACTGGATCAAACAACTCTAACCCATTAAAAATATTATTTGTATCATAACATGTTTTTGTAGAATAGTAATTTTCTATATTATTTTCTAATCGCATATAAATTCCTTTTATAGTACAACCTTAGCAATAATTCCGGGAGCTTCAACAATTCCAGAGGTAACCTGTAAATCAGCGGCCCATTGTTTATTTTCACTTAAAAATAAAATACCATCAACATTATTTGTATTTGTTATAACCGATGTCGCAGCTAATTTAAACGAGTTATTTTCATATGTATAAAATTTAACAACTGCCGAATAAACTCCCGTTTTTGGGCCTTCAACTTTTAAACCAATAATATTAAAATTGTAAGATTGGTCAAATGATTTTAAATCGACAACCGTAGCACTTGTAGTTGTTTCGGTTGTTCCGTTTAATAAAAATAGTCGTCCTGCTGCTTGCTCTGTTATAAGATTTTTCACTTCATTTACACCACAACCACCACCAGGGACACCGTATTTAACCACTTCTCTTGTGACTGTGTTTCCTTCAATCAAGCTCTCCCATAATCCATCTTGCTTAATAAATACGGTCTGTCCTTTGCGGGCCAAGGTTCCTTCTTCAAAATCTACAGTCGATGGAAGCTCAGCGACCTCACCGATGTATCTCTTGTTCTTCTTGATTTCTTTCTGGATATAAGTTTCTTGTCTGAAAGAAATCGGAACGTGATTTTCGGAAATGACCTCTTTTTCTACATCTTCATTAACATTACTCGAGACTGGAGTCTTATTTATTCCGCGTCTATTTTTGCTTAGAAAATCCTTAAAATCCATGTTGCTAATTCTCCTATATACTCTTATTTATAATTCTGCTTCAGCTTCCATTCTCTCAAGCAGAGAATAATATCCATCATTATTACCAGTTCCAGGAATCTCTGTCAAATGGTCTTTAGCAATTCTTTCAGCAATATATTTATCTCCAGTATGCTCCATCTCAACCTTAATTCCTTTCACCAATTCCTTCTTATCAAATTTCGCATCTTTCCCACTCTTCATATACATCCCATTTGAAAAGAAAGCTGACATGATTGAATAAATTGTGTTCTCAAGTTCATCATGTTCAACTCCAAGTTCATCAGCAAGAGCATGAACATCCTTGTCTATGATTTTCTTTCCAGACTCAAACAGGCGGATTGTTTCCATCTTCAAATCTTTTTTATCTTTAGCAATCTCTGTCAAATATTCAGAAAACTTCATTTGTCCATCGCTCCTTTGACAATTCCCAATTTCTTTTCAATATATTCAATAGCTTTTTCAACTATGATTTCTGGGTCATCATATTTTGTTTTGAAGTAATTAATATATTCATCAAAAATATCTGTACCTTCATTCACACCATTCAAAGTGTCCACAATCTTCTTGATTCTCTTGGCTAGTTTGACAGCATCAAGACTTTCAATAGATTCTTTTTCAGCAACTTCATATTCATCTTGAGTTACTGGCTTTTGACGCTGAACAACTCCCATTCTCTGAGCAAATTTGTAATCTCCCATGTTTGCTGTGGTGATTGTCCCGTCATCTTCTGTCACAGGTTTTGGTTCATCAAGTTTCAGCATCTTCTTCAAAACGGCAACAACAAGAGCATAAAACCTGTCAGAATCTTCATCTGGGGTCAATTCATACTTCTTCTTCACCAATTTTTCAGCAATGTTCCATTTCTTCTCAACTGCTTTTGTAGTCTTGTCAGTCTTTTTAGCGAATGATTTAATTATCGAGTTTGGCATCTCTTCTCCTATCCAAGAATGTCAGCAGCGTGGCTCATCTTCATGCTTTCGGAGCCCGCAGCCTTCTTGGGAACAAATTTTCCTTCACCTTCAAGAATCAAACTAACATGGTCTTGAATGTTTCTTGGAATTTGAACACTCTCTTCCATCCTAGTTCCCTTCTCACTCTTGCCTTTGTACCGACTCATCTCAGACAAAAGCTCACAAATGTTTCGAATGGTTTGTTTGTCACCAGTCTTCGCAATCTCAGCAATCAGTTCTTGAATCCTATCTAAATCCATCATACCCTCAATTCTTTGTCCAATCGTTGAAAGGATCATTTGGAGGACATTCTGTAACCTCCGGCTGATATTCAACTGTTTCTTTATTGTTATTTATCCAACTACCAATGTTAAATATATCATTTTGAGTAGTGTAATTAGGCAAACTACCCATATCAGCACTCGTCGCAGGATTCACATTCAAATTCCTATCAACATAAACACGAACTGTCAAATCCCAACTGTGCTTGCCTTGAAGAAATTGCTCCTCCTCAGCCTTTACAGATAATACCTCATAATAAACATCATTATAATCAGAACGAACAATGTCTCCAATCTTCGGCAAATATCCAGATGTATAAAGAGCACAAGCAGCAGCAAAGTGTTTTTTTGAAATGAAAATGTGGAACTTGTCAATCCAAAGCTGACCCTGAGTGGAAAATTGCTTCGTTTCTCGAGGAAGGTCAAAATAAGCCATGATGGGAAACGAATTCAAAATCGTCCGGTTGTTGTCCTCTCCAAATATCCTGTCATAATCAGTGTCTACAGAAATAGGATACCATCGCGAACATACACCATGAAGATTGTATGCCTCTGTAAGTAATAAATCATAAAGCTTTCTCTCATTATTATACGCCGATGAATAATGATCGAACCATGGACCTGAATTGAACTTAGAAAATGAATCAAAATTTCCCATACTGTTATTTATGAACGTCAAAGATAATTAAAAATATCGGCAGCATTCATATTATCATGATATTCAGAAAGATGGAGACTATTAGCAACGGAAAGTAACTCTGGAGACGAAGAAATAAGAGACCAAATGATTTTGTCTTTCTTAGCATTATTCTCGTCTTTATGTATCCAACGAAGATTTTCAGGAATGTGGGACAATCTTACATGTTCAGGGTCATCGAAATTAAAAGCACGAACAGGGATAATGTGGTCAAGTTGAAAATCTTTATGAGGACGAGGGCCAATTTTGTTGTATATTGCCGAAAAATCAATACCATATTCGGAACAGGAATTTATTTTGCCGTTTTTAGAATAATTCCTAAAAGCGTAAAATAAATTACATTTTATAGTTTTGTATAATTTGTATTGCTTATTTTCTTCTAATCTACGTTTTTCATTTTTTCTTCGTTGTTCAGATAATCGTTGTTTATTATTTCTTTCATACTCTCTATGTTGTTCTCTTAATCGTTCTTTATTTTTCTTGCGATATTCTTTTTGGTACATTTTGTGTTCTTCCGTATCACGTCGAAGTTTTTGTTTTTGTTTTATAATATCTTTGTTTTTAACTTTATATTCATCATTATATTTTTGTTTTCTTTCTTTATTTAATATATTATAGTTTGAACGATATGCCTTCTCACAACAAACACAGATATTTTTAAAACCATCATTCGAACATGTATTTTTATTAAATTCTATTATACTTTTTATCTGACCACACGTATTACATTGTTTATATTCTATTTTTATTTTTTCTTCTTTAGATTTTCGTATACGCCTATTTTTAGAATATATACTAGATTCTTTTGCTCTACAACATTTACAAGAATTATAATAACTTCCAGTCTTTTTATTAGCTAACGAAAATTCAGAAATATTTTTAACTTCGCCACATTTAATACAAGTTTTTTGTTTGTTTAAATCTGTTTCGACGTATGTTGGTTTTAATTTATCAGTTTCGTATTTCGTATTAAGCATTTTCTTCTCACAATCAGAACACTCACTTCTATAAGAGAATCCTTTAGTTGTTTTTCTTTTATTAAATTCCGAAGTATCTTTTTCAATTAAACAAGTATAGCAAATCTTTTTTCCATTTATTACTGAATATAATTCATGCTTGCACATTACACAAAATACCTTTCTAAATTATTAAATTCATCTATCCACAAATAAAGATCGGAGGTTCTGATTCGGCAACAATATCCGCCAAAACTTGTTTCTCTTCTTCAACAGCACGACTCATCAATTCACTAGCATTCAATGTTGCGCCGGAAGGAATCGAAATGTTGTATTTTTGGAGGTGCCAGGCATGTAATTGTCTAGCTTTTGCCAAGGCCAATCTTTTCACTAATGGATGATTATAAAGATTTATTGCACTTTCTGTTCTATACACCATTATAATTCCAGTAGTATCAACATTTGGTGTTGGTTTAACTGTCATTATTTTATTATTCGAATTCAAATCACAGACGTATTTTCTTGTAAATATATCTTCAATCTCTGTTAAATACATCATTTGGATATAATAATTACCAACCGCCATTGCTCCACCAAGTCCAGCCGCACCACCAGCAGCACCTTGTCCTCCCGGATACATGCCATTAACCCAATCCGAGTACAAAAGTGTGTGTTGAGGAGTAAATAATGTGTTTATATTATTCAGACCTTGACTCAATTTTATATCAAGTACAGAATCAATATCTTCTGGTAATTGATAAGCAGATGTTCCAGCACTTAGAGAAATTGTTAAAACATCTCTAACATTACCTTCACCATAATGATATCGTTGGAATAATTGAATAGAATCATATATACACTGAGAGAACTGTTCATCGGCCACTTCAACGTTTACGACAGGATTACCCATCATCAATTTCAGATAATTAATAAAACTAAGTTCGCTCGTGATTTGGCCCATTGAAAGTTACCTCTGTTATTATTTATCCGATTCTATTCTGGGCGATTTTGAAATAGGCTTCGTCTCTTTCTATTCCAACAAATCCAAACCCTTCAGAAATTGCTGCTTTTCCTGTTGACCCAGAACCCATGAAAGGATCGAGCACTGTTCCATTTTTAGGAGTGACAAGGCGGCAAAGATATTTCATTAGGTCTGTTGGTTTGACTGTTGGATGATTGTTTCCTTCTTCTCTGTCTTTTTGGGAAGCTTTGGCGCAATAAAAGAAACGAGACGCAGAGCCAGCATCAGAATATCCAACATCATCTCGAATCAATCCTTTAGAGCCGCCACATATTCCATTGCCTCCAAGTTTCTGGCCTCCACCATTTCTTTGAACTGCGATTCCTGATTTGCCGGTATTTGGAAATAATTCAACCACTTCTTCAGAACCATCATGAATTAAATTTGCCGGAAATCTGCCATTTTCATTTCCTTGAATTGGTGTTTCTAAATTTGATTCGAGGCTCTTTTTTTTGAAACATCCTGTGCCACCACGTCCATTTGGATATGAGTATGGGGTTTCTCCATTTAACGAAACGCGACATTCATCTATATTCAATCCTCCTGTGCCAAATTTCAAAACATTCTGAGCAACAGTGCCTTCTTCCAATGGTTTCCTTGCAACAGTGATTGGTTCCATGCTTGGCTTTAGCGCGGTTCCCCATCCACTCCATTGTTTTGCTTCTTCTGTTGCTGGAGTGTCAAAAATGGTTCGTTCAGAGGTTGTTTTAGTTTCATCATCTTTAATGATGCCACCAGATCGTTTACCACCTTGCCAAACTCTTTCACCTTCTGTTCTCTCTGCGCCAAAATGCTTGTCAATTGCTTTTGAAACATCCATTGACTTAGGCCAACCACTTCCATAAACCCAAGCAATCATGTCTCGAATTTCAAATCCAGCGTCTTCTATCTTGACGGCCATTCGATGTTGTGTCCTCGTTCCGGCAAATGCTAAAAGATGTCCTCCTGGCTTCAAGACACGAAAACACTCCTTCCAAATTTCAACACTCGGAACATCATAATCCCATTTCTTTCCCATAAAACTCAAACCATATGGAGGATCTGTAACTATTGAATCTATGCTGTTGTCTTCCAGTTCTTTCAATTTCTCAAGGCAATCACCATTCATCAGTCTTATAGAATAATTATCTTCCTTGTTCACGAATTTCTTTAGACTCACTCAGCATCTCCCATTCCCAAATCCTTGAACTTCTGCTCTCTCTCCTTCTTTGCCTTCCGTTGATAAAATCTCTTGTCAGCGTTCGGAACATCTTTTCCCCAAACTCTAGGTCGTCCAGCTTTCTTCACCTTCTCAGTCTTCTTTTCCTCACCGTCAAGAATCAATTTCCCAATCTCATCCTCTTTCTGAATTTGCCTCTCAGAAGTGCCGTTGAAATCTTTCACAATCTCACTCTGAATGTCCTCTATCACAACCTCTTCCGGCAATGTCATGGAAACTTGCTTTAGATAATTAGGATACAAACGACCAACAGATTCAGGAAGCTCTATCACTCCTCCATACACCACAACCTTCACCTCTCCAGTCATCGCATTCCGGAACTCAAGAGGCTCTATCCACCGACTCTCATACAACATATGTAACCTTTCGTTTTCTTTTATTTATTCTTCAACTCTTCTATCTTTTTCCGAATCAACTCAATCTCAGATGGGTAAAACTTGTCACTCAATCTAGATAAAACATAAGAATAACAAACAGATGGAACAGAATATTTCTCAGCATAGCAATCCCAAATAATATCGTAAAATAACTTCCTAGAACGCTCAGAAAGATGGTTGGAAATATTATATAACTGCTTCAATAACTCTCTATGTACTTTGTTCGAAGATGGATTGTAATTATTAGAAACCCGACCAAACGCTCTCCGCTCAGATTGCGTGGGAATATATCTGTCTGCCTTTTCGTCATACATATAGTTATTTATAAAAGAAAACTCCAAGATATTATTCCTGGAGTGTTGTTTATTTTATATGATTATGTTCTGTCCTGGAATTGCATTTAATATCCAACTTTCTTGATGATTGTATAATATCTGCAACATTAATTCTTTTTCTTTTTTCGTCTCAATTATTTCTTTGGCAACTGTGAGTGTAGTATCATTTGAAACAATCTCAAGAGAATCTATTGTCTGTTCTATTCTCTTGAGTCTTTGATGACAATCCCCTTTAATTTCATTTATGTATTTGTGAGTCATTCCGCCAGCATATTTATAAGAATCAACAATACTATTATACCCATCTCCATCCAAATCATGTGGTGAACCAAACCATTCAAATATATTCAACAAAAATAAATTAGCTACCCAAGGAATTCGTACACTGTTTAACATACTTTTTTGTGTAGGAGAACTAATACTACTATGTAAATTTGTCGCTCCAACCATTATAATATCGGATTTTGGTTCTTCAGTTTTAACATTTATGTAGTTAAATACACCAGCGTAACATTGTCCAAGATAAATTATTCCACATTCAAAATTTGGTGAGGTCTTCAAACTATTAACGAGTTTTGTTGGTGATATTTCTGGTGAAGCATCAATACCTTTCAAATTACCATGACCCGTAACAAACATTACAACATTCTTATGTGTTATAGATTTCATATCAATAAAAAATTCATCTGTTATTTTGATATTATATAAATTATTAGTTCCTGTTGAAATAATTTGCCGTATTACGTTTCTATCTTGCCCATCTATATAAATGAAAATATTCGAATGCGATATTCCTGCGGCTTCTAAACAAAATACACCATATGCTAAATCTTTAATAAATCTCTGCTCAGCATCTAATTCCGACGACGCTAGAAAAAGAATCCAAGCCGTTTCCGAAGACATAATATTTCTCATTTTTCATGTCGTTTCGATATCTGAAAAATATACCATGTCTATATTATCAGAAGTGTATTCACCTCTTGGTATCTCCATTATTATTTTCCCAGATGACGATAGAATAAAAATACGATTATCACTCATTATCATTGTATATGGCTTGTCTACATATGTCTTATTCTTACAAAGCATATTAGCACCCGAATTTACTCTCCTTTTGAAAATAAATCCTAAATCTGGCATCTCATCAGATTTAATATATACCGTCTGCATATCATATTCTCCTACTAAAATTATTTATTGATATTTTCTTTACCATAAAATCTATTACTTAAACTCCTCAAAATAAACATCCATTTCTACATGCTTGGTCAAATCCAATTTTATCTTATCACAAATCCAACTAAGATTGAAATGATTTATTAACTTTGGAATGATTTTGCCGCCTTTAGCACAATTTTTCTTATGCTCAAACCACCTAAGATTTGTAGGATGATAACAAAGCTTAATATGCTCTTCATTGGTAAAATCAAAAGCATCACAAGGAATAATGTGGTCAACATCATATTTTAATCCATCTTTAGGTGCTCCCCCAATGTGCTTTATTATAGCCTCATAATCAATACCGTATTCTTTAGCATGTTTTATTTTCGAACCTTTCAGAAACTTTAATAAACTACCACGAAGAATTGTTACAATCCTATAGTGTTCATCTGTCTCTCTTCGAAATTTATGATAAAAATTTGTATATTCTTTATTATTTTCTGCATATTGTTTTTGTTTATCTTTATATTCAGGAGTATTTTTTATTTTATTATATCTTTCCTTCTTTTGTTTTTTAAGACGGTCATTATTTTTAATATTATATTCAGCTTTGTATTCTTTATCAGTTCAATCATTCGTAGTCGTATTTTTCAATGGACCACTACAGACTTCTGGATTCATCGACGAGCACTGTTTCAAAAGAAACTGTAACCTCTCATCTCCACCAGCGTTACTCACCCCGGAACTCGGGGCAGATGGGTCTAGAAGACCCA